ATATAAGGGTTAATGGTAAAACGGCAGAAGCGGATTTAATTAATCTTAATAATAAGATAAAAGATTTAGATACTGATTATAATAAATTGGTAGCAGATATGCAAAGAAATAAAAAGATGGATGTCTTTAAAATAAATGTATCTGCATCAATGAAACAATTAGAAGAATTAAGAACTAAATTTACAAGTTTAGGGAAAGATACATCTCAAATAGATTCTTTAAAAGCTAGATTAGAAGGATTAAATAAATTAACTTTTGTCCAAGCTCAAGAAGAATTTTCTAAAATTAAAGCACAAATAAGCGAAGTATCAGCAGAAGTTCCGAAAGCTACATCTGCGATGGCTCGTTTTAATAAATTAATGAATGAGAGAGCTTCATTAGAAAAACAAATGTCTAAGACTACAAATACACAGTCTTATGATGTTTTAAATAAAAAATTACAAGAAAACTTATCTAATATTAAAAAAGTAGCATCAGAATTAGATTCAATAAAAGGTAAGAATATTAATCCGGATATAACTAGAAGTTTGGCTAGTTCATTTGAAACTCTTCAAAATCAAGCTACAAAAGCTTCTCAAACCATTGATAATATGTTCAAAAACAAGAATTTAACTGGTGACCAAATCAAACAGTTAGAGGCTTTAAAGAAGGAAATTGATAGAATAAAAGGTACTAAATTAGATAATATCTTAAATATATCAAACTCTCACGAACATATGGCAACTCTTTTAGGCGATTTGCAAAAAGTAAAAACTACAGCAAAAGATATAACAATTAATAGCGATTTTAATACTAGGGTTGAAGCAGCCTATCAGAAAGTTGCACAATTAGGGCAAGAGTTAGATAAATTAAAAAATGTAAAAGGATTTTTAAACACAACAGATTTACAAAATAGACTTCAACAAGTTATAGCTTTATTTAACTCTGATTTAAAAAATGCAAAAATAAATATTGATTCAAAAACTGCAACAACAGATTTGAGAAATTTATCTGAAACAATTCAACTTGTAGAAGGTGAATTAAGGGATTTAAGTGCGATTTCAACAAGTGCAAAAAAATCATTTGATTTTACTACAAGTGTAAATTCTAGTTTAGAAAGGATTAATACTTTAACTAAAGCACTCCAATCAATGGGTAAAGATACCTCTAGTGCAGAAAAGATAAAAACAGAATTAAGTAATTTGGCTAACGTTCCTTTAGAAGAGGCAGAGAGTAAGCTAAAGAGGCTAAATAATGAGATAAATTCTATAGCTAAAAATACAACAGGCATAAAAACTCAAGCGGATGCCTTAAAAGAATATAACAAATTAATAGGTCAAAAAAACTCATTAGAAAAAACTTTATCTAAAACAAATATCAATACACAATCATATCAATTATTAAGCGCTGAATTAGAAAAAATTGATACTAGAATAGAAGCTACAGTTTCATTAATGAGGAATGTTAAACTTCCAGAAGGTAATTTAGCTTCGATAACAAATTTTGCAAAAGAATTTACAAATATAGAAAAAAGTGTTACTTCATTAGAATCTAAATTGTCTAATGTTATGAGTAAGACAAATATACCTTCATCTCAAACAGGTAGAATACAAGAAGTTAAAAGCATGGTTGATTATTTAAAAACTGTCCGTTTAGACGACATTTTAAAAATGGATAAACCATACGAACAAATATCTTTATTAATTTCTGAAATTCAAAGACTGGATAAGGAATTAAAAAGTATAGATAATAATATTACTTTTAGTGAAAAGTTAGGAAATCAAGCGACTCAAGCAAAGAGCCAATTACAACAACTTCAAAGTCAGGTCGAAATATTTAAGAAAACAAAATTTTTCGGAGATACACAAAATATTGACAACCTTATACAAAGAATTAAAACTTTATCTGGAACAAAGATAGATTTAAATTCAGAAGCAGCAGAAAGTGACGTAAAAAGATTAGTTGCAAGTCTTAATGAATTAGAAAAGGAATTTGATGAATTAAAATCTAAATCCAACGTTGATATAAAAGGATTTAATTTAGACACATCTATTCAAACAGCTACACAAAGATTAAATGAATTAGAAAAGAAATTCCAATCTATAGGTAAAGATGTAGCTCCTATAAGAAAACTGAAAGATGAATTGCAAGGATTAGGAAAAGTATCTTTTAAAGAAGCAGAGGCTCAATTAAGAAGAATTAATAGCGAAGCTTCAAAATTAGAAAAAGGATTCCAAAACGCAAATAGAGCGGCTAAAAGCGCATCGACAGGAATAAGTACTTCTATGAAGTCAGCTAGCAAATTCGTTTCTAACTTATATTCTACTTTATCTACTTATTCTTTAGGTAATATTTTAGGTATGCAAATAACTAAAGGTATCTATGCAATAAACGATACAATAGTAGAATTAGATAGTGCTTTTAGAGATATGGAAAAAGTTGCTCCTGCAAGCTTCACAGGTACAAAACAAGAATTACAAGAAGTCAAAGAAATGGCTTATGAAACAGGACAACAAGTTGCAAGAAGTTCTGTAGACATCATAAACTCAACTGCATCTGCCTTCCAATTAGGTATAGATAATGTAAAAGATGCTATGCAATATGCTAAGAGTGTCAATATGTATGCTAACGTAGCAGAAATTGACGAGCAGACGGCAGATAAATATATTAAAACTATAGCTTCTGCATATGGCGGAGTTGCTAAATCATTAAAACCTATGACTGATAAGGTTAAAGGTGCAGGTAGTGCATATAGTCAATTAGCAGATTATATGGATCAGGCAAATTATGCGGGTGAATGTAAACTAATCGCCCAGTAATACAAGCGATTGTATTATTTAACTTTTTGAATTGACTGGGAAACCCTAAGAGCTTTAATACTACAACGTAATTGGAAACGATAGGCGTGAATGTTTAAAAAAAATAAAGATTGGGTAATCAGCAGGTAAGATTCTAAAGTTTATTTTAAAATAATGTTAAATGCAATATATAAATGGATATAATAGAAGAGAGGTGATTAAATGAGTAAAAGATTAACACAGAAATATATAGAAGAATATTTTAGTAAATACGGTTATGAAGTTTTATGTTTATATAAATCAAATAAACAAAAATTGAAACTTAAATGTCCTAATGGGCATATAACAGAAGCATTGTCTTATGATTCTTTTAGGAGAGGTAATTGCAGATGTCCTAAATGTAAACCGAGATTTAAATATTCTTTTGAAAATATAGTTTCAGAATTTAGAAAAGAAGGATACCAAGTTATATCTGATAAAGAGTCTTATAAAAATTGTGGAACAAAATTAAAAACAATATGCCCAAATGGACATATACATAAAGTGTCTTATCATCATTTTAAAGAAGGTAGAAGATGTCCAAAATGTAAAACTATTTTTAAAGGCGAAGAAAAAATTAAAGAATATTTAGATAAAAATAATATAAATTATATAGAACAATATAGGTTTAAAGATTGTAAATATAAAAATACCTTAGCTTTTGATTTTTACTTGCCTGATTATAACTGTTGTCTTGAATATGATGGTAGGCAACATTATTATATTAGTGAGTATTTTGGTGGACAAAATAGTTTTATAGATACGAAAATAAGAGATACAATTAAGAATATATATTGCGATAAAAATAACATTAGATTAGTTAGAATTCCTTATTGGGAATTTAATAATATTGAAAATATATTAACTAAAGAAATAAACCAAGAATAAACTTCAACGACTATTCTCGACAGGGAAGTACACTCAAGCGAGTGGAAGTGGAAAGCTCTTGTTAAAAAAAACAAGATGAAGATATAGTCTCGGCTTCTAGTGAAAGCTAGAGAAGTTCATAAGAGAACTGTATGGGAAGTAGCGAACCCATATGAAGACAACCGAACAACTTTGCAGTTACATCTGCCGATGTAGGGGAAGCACTACAACGTTCAGCATCTCAATTAAAAGCAAGTGGTAATACTTTAAGCCAAAGTATAGGTATGATTATAGGTGCTAATGAAACCGTACAAGATGCTTCAAAAGTTGGTAATGCATTAAAATCTATGGCAACTAGCTTAAATGGGGTTACTTATTCTGCAAAGACAGGACGAGTAACATTAAATAAAACTGCAAAAACATTAAGAGATATGGCTGGAATTAATGTAGTAGATATGCAAAAAGGAACTATAAAGAGTTCTTTCGAAATACTAGATGAATTACATGATAAATGGGATTCATTAAATGAAGTTAAAAGAGCTACTATTACAGAAGCTATAGGACAAAAATATCATGCAAATACATTACAAGCCATGTTAAATAACTGGGAAACAGTTTTACAATATCAAGACGAATATAATCAAGGATTTACAGTTGGTAGTGCCGAAAAAGAAAATGAAAGATTTATAGACAGTCTTGAAGGTAAAATAGTGGCTTTAAAAGACCAATTTAGACAATTAGTAACAACTACTATTACATCAGATATGGCTAAAAATGCAGTCGGAGGATTAGCCGCAGGCATTGAAGGAATTAATAATTTTTTAGGCGCTTTAAATAAAATAAATATGGCAACTCCAGTAGCGATAGCTTCAATAGCTACCTTATTTAATGCTATAAAAGCTAAAGCAACAGGAAGTAATTTAAGTGTTATAGGTAGCGGATTTGTTAAAAACTTTAAACAAGCCCAATCACAAGTAACAGTTGTATCAAATAATATGGCAAACGCTTCTCAAAATATGAGAAGGGTAATGTCTAAAAATACCAAAGCTTTAGCTAGCGATGTTCAGTCAAATAGTAATAGAATACAAAGAACATTAAAAAGCACTTCGACAAGTTTTATGGTATGTACGAAAGATGCAGAAGGAAACTTAAAAAGAACTGGCGATACATTATCTAAAGGAGCAGTTCAAGCAGAAAAAGTAACAAAAGGTGTCAAAGAAACCGCTAAATCAATGGTTTTAGGTGGAGCTAAATCTATAGCTATGTCTGTTGGAGTTTCGTTATTAAATGGTGCGTTATTGTCTTTAGCTATAGGTGGAATAAGCGCAGCAGTTAGTGCTATTGACAATTATGTTCATAAAACCGAAAAAGCTTATGAAACATCAAAAGCAGGAATACAATCAACTCAAGCAGAGATATCTAATTTAAATGATAAAAGGACTGCTTTAAAATCTATGGCTGAAGATTACGAAAAGCTTGCAAATAAAGCTGATCTAACTTCTGATGAAATGGCTCGTTTAAGCGGATATAAACAACAACTTGCAGAAATGTTCCCAGAGTTAGTAATGGGTTATGACGAAAATCAAGACCCTATTTTGGCATTGGGGAATAGTACGGATGCATTGATTGAAAAATTAGAAATAGCGATAGAAAAAGAAAATCAACTATTAATTGCACAACAGGCTTCTGCAGCTCAAGACGCAGGTAAATTAGTTGGAGATTATAGAACTAATGGAACATTAAAAACAAATGTATATGATGAGGTTATAACAAAAAATGCCGTAAAAAATCCATTCCAAGACCCAGCAAATTTATTTGGGTTAAGTTTAAAAGATTTTGAAAAAGGTTGTAAACAGTACGCTAAGGCATACGCTAATCAACAAGAATCAATAGCAAATTTAAATAAAAGTTACGCAGAAAAAAATGCTCAATATGCAGAATATGAATCTCAACAAGAAGCCGTAGCATTTAATGAATTAATGTCTACTAAATATAAATCTTATTCTTTACTTGGCAATAGACAAAAAGCAGAGATGAAAGATTTAATTGGATTATATGATTGGTCTAATGAATTAGTTGCAGATAATTTAAGTAAAAGAAATGAATTTTTAAAAGGTTTTGATAAGATATCTGAATATTCAGTTGACCATTATAAAGATGTTCAAAAATGGAACGAAACTTTAAGACAAGCAAATGAAGTATTTCAACAAACAGGTAATATAGAGGGATATCAAAAACAAATAGCAGGAGTTGCAAAAGAGTTAGAAAAAATAACTGGTATAGATGCTAGTCAATGGATAACAGGGTTTACAAGTCAGTTAGAAGGCGGCTTAGATTTAAGCAAAATGAAATTGGAAAAATTCTTATCAGGATTTGGAAAGAATTTATTCGATATCACTATAAATAAAGACGAGCTAGCTATGCAACTTCAATCTCAATTTTTAGAGTTAGAAGAGTTTATGCAAAATATGACAAGTGATACTCTTACTCTTGAACAAAAAATCAAACTTATAACTGATGTTGCTAAGGGTGAGGGTTATAAGAACTTACCTCCACAATTACAAAAGATAATAGAAGGAGTTACTGACGGGAAGAATACAATAACAAAAGTTGAGGCATCATTAGTGGCTACTTTAGCAACTACTATTGAAAATACAGGTAAAGTAGGAGACGCAAAGGCTACTGAACTCCTTGAAAAAATGTTTAATGGAGAGCTTACAGAAGCAGAACTAAAAATTCCTATTTCGCTTGCTGGTGGAGATAAAATAGATACTGACATCATGAGACAAATTAACGACATAAATAAAAATAGAGATAACAATATAAAAGTAGATTTAGATACAAAAGATACAGAAACAAAATTGGCAAATCTTAAAAAGAAACTTACTGAATTTAAGCATATCAATGCAAGTGATTCAGTTAAAAATCTATTTACAACAGGGACAATTGATGAAAGTAAACTAAAATTAGTTGAACAAACAATGGCTAAACTCCCTATAGACAAAGACAGTACTATTAGTCTTATATGTAAAATGGGTGGAGATTTCAACAAATTAAATAGTTACAAAGATGTGGTTGGCTATTTATTGGAACATAGCGATATTGCTTCAAAAGTAGGATTAAAAGTAGTAGGACAAAATACAATAGATGCAGTTAAGAAAAGATTAGACGAAATAATGACAACAGATACAGAAAAAGAAGTAGCAATAAATATAAACGATGCTCTTGCTAAAGGAGACATCAATCAATTAAGAGAACAAATAGATGCGCTTGACGAAGAAAAACAAATTACTGTCGCAACAAATATAGTTGAAGCTTTAGAAGGATTAAATACTGTCGATGCGATTGCATTAAAAGAAAAAATAGTAAGAACATATTTAGAGACTGGCGATATAGACGAAAAAGTTGATTCTATTCAAAGTACACCTGTAGAAAAATCTGTGGTATTTAAGAGTGAAGGATACCCACAGGTAATACAAGAAAATACAAATGTTGAAAATGGAGCAAAACCTGTATTTAAAAACTTTAGTTTCTTAACTAATGGATTTACAAATACTGTATCGCAAGCTGACACGGTTACTCAAAAGGCAAAAGATGAAAATAAAACTGTTACAATAAACACTAATGGATTTACTATTACTGTCGCACAAGAAGATACAGTAGCACAGAAGGCAAAAGATGAAAATAAGAATGTTGAAATAAATACAAGTGGATATGCAACTACTACAAAACAAGAAGATACTGTTTCTCAAAAGGCTAAAGACGAAACTAAAACTGTTACATTTAAAGGTATAGTAAGTAAAACTCTTACAAATGCTTTAGCTATGATAGGTAGAGTTGCGAGCGGAATATCTATACCTGTCAGTCTCCATAATTCAGTAACAGATTTCCAAAATATATCTGATACTCCTACAGAGTCCGTAAACGTATCCGTGCCTGTTGAAGGAGATGTAACCACATATTCGGTAGGGGATGTATCTAATGCCCCTGTAGAAGGCTCTGATGGCGTTTCTGCGTTATCTGAAAATCCATTCAATACCATAAACAAGAGTGTCGGCATTCCAACTCATATAACTCTTGATGCAGACAAAATTCTTTATTCTTTAAAAAATAGTATTTCTATATTCCAAGAATTAGAGAATAGAATAAGTAGATGTTCTAATCAATTAACTTTATTAGATAAAATAATGGATAGTTCAGTAGGCTTAAAAAGAGCTAAAGAATTACAATTACAAAATGAATTGTATACAGAACAAGTTATTTTACAAAAAGAATATTATAAAGGATTAGTAAAAGAAAAAGAAGTATTAAAATCAAAATTGTCTAAAGACTATGGTTTTAAATTTAATCAACAAGATAATTTTACTAATCAACAAGAAAATTTAATAAGTATGCAAGAACAATATGATAAATTGGAAAAGGCATATGAAAAAGCACAAAAAGCTGAAAGTGATTACACTGGTAAAAGTGAATCTAAGAAAAAATCATTAAGCAAGGCTACAGAAAAAGCAAAAGATAACCTTGATAAATATAAAGAAAAACTAGATGAAGCTAATAATCTTGTAAACGAATATATCAAGATACAATACACAGAATTGCCAAAAGCAGGGCAAGAATGGATGGATGCCCAAAAAGCTATTGAAAAAAATAAAGATGAAATAGAACAACTTCTTAGAGAAGATAAACTTTATAAATTTAAAAATGGTGTAACAGAATTATCTAGCGAATTTAATTCATTAGATAATGTATTAAGTTTATTAAATGCAAAGCTAGATTCAGCCGTAGGTAAAGATAAAATTGATTTATATAATAAACAGGCTGAGGCAATTGACAAACAAAGAATTAACTTGCAAAAAACAATTGACCAATATAATGAAATGATAGATATATATAAAGAAAGCTTATCTGCGTATGGATTTAAATTTGATGAAAATAATTGGGTTACTAATCAAAAAGAAATTCTTGACAAATATCAAAACACATCAGATCTGGAAAGAGTTAATGATTTATTAGAAGAATTCTTAGACCTACAATCAAAAGATTTACCTGATGCTATCGTAAAATGGGAACAACTAGGAGCAGAAATAAAAGATATACAAGATAAAAAATTAGACTTAACAAAAGATATAGAAGAAGAAATAACAAAAATCTACGAAGACCAAATAGATAAAAGAAAAGACAAAATAGAAGAAGAAAAAGATGCAAGGGTTAAAGCTTTAGAAGAACAAAAGAAAGCTTATCAAGATTACAGAAGTGAAGTTGATTATAAAGATGATTATGACGAACAATTAGCAAAAATAAATAAATTAAGAAGTAAAATTTCTGCATTAGAAAATGACACATCTTTATCTACTAGAAGTAAATTACAAGAGGCATATGATGAATTAAGAGAAGAAGAAAAAGCATTACAAGACTTACAACAAGATAGATTAGATTCAAAAATAGAAGAAATGTACGATAAAAAAATAGATGAAGAAGAAAAGAAATCAGAGGATAGAATAAAACAATTAGAAGAAACGTGGTCTGCTCAAAAAATTGCTCAAATGGTTCAAGATGCTTTAAGTAATGGAACTTTTACAGATATTGATGGAAATGTAAAAAATCTACAAGATACACTAATTAATTTTGCAGAGACTTCTGGTGAAGCACTTGGAATTATGGGAGATTCTATAAAAAATAATTTAGTAAATAATTTAACAAGTGCGATGGAAGTTTTAAAACAATATTCAGATATATATGATAGATTGGAATTAAAACAATATGGTACAAATTATAAAGACCTAATAGATTCCAAATCAAATTCGAAAACATTAAATGTTGGAGATATTAATATAACTGTAACTGGAGATTTAAGCAAAGCATCAATAGATGATTTAACGGATGCTATAGATAAAGAATTAAAATACATATCAAATAATTTATAGGGACTAATTTAGTCCCTATTTTTTTTAAGGAGGGAAATGAATGTTTATTTCTGATAAATTTATTTTCAATAATATTTCGTGTGATGAATATAACGTACGATTAGTATATTTTGAAAATAACATAGTAAACGATATGAAAGTGCCTTATTCTATTTCTTTAAATATGGAAGGTACAAATAAAATCTATCCAACATATAAAGAAGAAAGTGAAGCACCAGAACAAATAGTTTTAAATTTAGCTTATGTTGATAAACAAGGAAATTTAGCAACTTTTTCAGATGAAATTTTTAAAAGAATAAAATCATGGTTAATTACCGATAATTTTGCACCTTTTGTTACAGAAGATTATCCAAATTATATACTCTATTTAAAATGTGTTAAAATACAAGATAAATTAACTTTTTCAAATCAAGGATTTATAGAAGTTACTTTCCAACCATATAGTCATTATTTTTATAAACAATTTGAAACAGATGTTCTTTTAAATGGAGAATATTTATTAAGTGTAGAAAATCCAAGTGAAGAAATTTGCTACCCAATAATCACGGTTGAGGGAACTCAAGATAGTGTTAGTGTTGTAAAAATAAATGATTTTCAAATTTCAAATCTAACACTTAATGAAAAAATTATTACAGATAATAAAATGCTAACCGTTTTAAACGAAAATAAAGAAAATAAATTAAATAAATGTAATAGAAAATGGATAAAATTTATGCCCGGAAATAACGATTTAACGTTAACTGGATATGGAAAAGTTAATATTAAAACTGAATTTCCGATAGTTTTATAGGTGATAAGTATGAATGTAATTTTAAAAGAAATGAAAAATAGCTACAATGAATTATTATTACATAAAGCAAATAAAGATATAATCTGCACTTTACCAATGGAATGCTTGGAATCGGTTAAAAGAAGTATTAGAGAAGTGGATTCACTTTCTATAATAATAAATAAATATTATGGGAATAAAGAACCATTTATTTTTTTTGATGAAATAAGAACAGAAAGATTAATATCTTTAGATGGAGAGTATTTTGTAGTAAAAACCTGTACTTATAATAGAGATGAGGAAACTAAAACCTTACAAGTTTATGGATTAGAAAAAAAACTTGGAAAAATTAATATAGTTTTATCGAATATAGGAATTATGTTAAATGATTCAGATTACTCAAATGGAGATAATATTATAATCAATCTTAATGAATATATGTATCAAGAAACGGGATGGAAATTTGGTCATATTGACGAAGAAGTTTTATATTCTGATTATGTTAAAGGTTCGGATTATTTAATGGATAAAGAGGGGAATTATATATTTACAAAACAAGGAGAGTTAATAGAATTAAAGAAACATTTTACTAGAAGAATGAGATGGTTGGAGGATATAGATATTAGTTGGTATGAATTTATTTCTGAAAATATATCAGAAGAATTTGAGTGTGTTCCTGTTTTCGATAGAGTCAATCAATTAATTAATTTATATTATATAGATAATTTTGGAGACGATTTAAAAATTGTATTATCTTATGATAACTATATTAGAAGTTTAGAAAAAACAGATGATTCATCAGATATTATAACTAGACTTACATTAATAGGGAATGAAGAAAAATGTATCGTAAGCGATTATACGTTAAATGGGAAAAATTATATAGAAAACTATTCTTATTTTATAAAAAATAAAGAAATGAGTGATGAACTAATATCTAAATTAAGTGAATACGATGAAATTTTAAAAGAAAATGAAGGTAAGTTAAGACAATTAAGAGAAGAAAAACTTGCAGAAGAAAATAAATTAACAGATTATAAAACTCAATGGTTTTTCCATATAGAATATAATAAACAGTTAAAAGAAATGGCGGCCAACTATAGAAGTCAAGGTAATACAGATAGCGCTATAGAAATGGAATTAAATTTATCTGCCGGATTAGATCAGGAAGCAATTTTTAAAGCTAACACTTTATTAACTGAACAAAGAATAACAGAAATAGAGGAACAAATAAAACAAGTCAACATTCAATGTAATAAAGAAAGCTGCTTAGTAAATGGAGAAAGATTATTTTCAGATGAATTATTAAATGAATTAAAACAATTTATTTATTATGATACATATTCTAATGATGCTTTTTATAGTGCTACAGAAATTATATCTTGTGGAACAAGAGAATTAGAATTAAGATGTTGTCCTACTAGAGAAATATCTATAGATATAGATGACTTTTTAAATAGATTAGTAGATAACGATTATAGACAACATTGGAGCGGTTCATTAGGCTTAGGAGATATTGTAGCTATATATGATAATGAAGAGGAAGAATTATTTTATTTAGTTGGATATAATTATTCTTTTAAAGATAAAAAATTAGAAATAACATTGTCAAATAAAAAACTAGAATCAAATACAAAGAAAGTAATATTAGATGTTTTAAAATCTGCTAAATCAGATAATAAACAAATGAATAAAAATAGAAGACTATGGAACTTATTAAAACAAAATAAAGTTAATATAGACTAATAAGGATGGTGAGGATATGGCTTGTCTATCTAATACCCCTTCCTTTACTTATATTAGTGTTCAAAATATGGTAATTGGATATAAAAATGTTTTTTATAGTATAAAAAATATGTATAGTAACCATAAGTATTTTTATTGGGATAAAAATGAATCTCCTTATGATTTAAAAACTTCTAATACCATATTAGAAAGTAAAGAAGGATTATTTTTGGTTATAATAAACGATAAAGGAACTTTTATATTACCAAATCAACAAGAAATCACAATAAATTTTGATAGCAATAGTGGAGAAGATAATTCTTCTAGTTTATCAAATATTGTAGAAAGAGTAAACGATATTGAAAGAAAATATACCTCTATCAATCAGACTGTAGATGGGATTACAAAGACGATTGGATTATTAAGAAATGATTTAAGCGGTAGTACAGATATATATACGAAAATACAACAAACTGCTAAAGAAATAGAATTACTAGCTCAAGAATTAAATAAAGAGTATTCAGATAGTAACAGAGAAAATGAATTAAGAGAACAAATAGTTGCATACTCAATTAGTTTAAATACTATGCTTTCAGATTTTATTATAAAAATGAGAGATGTATTTGCCGATTCATTAGTTTCAAATGAGGAAAATTATGAATTAATTAATGAAATGAATAAAATTGAATCTGAAAAAAATAGTTTTTTTATTTATATAGATGAGTTAATAGATGTAATGGAAGGTAAACAAGAAACAGAAAATGCAAATTTATTAAAAAGTGAAAAAGAAGCTTTAGATGGAGCATTAAATAATTTCCAAAGAACTTTATGGGATTCAACTCAAGATAAAATTGTAACACCTACAGAAACATCTATACTTATAGGATTAGCAAGTACTTGTAGAGCAAGACTAGATGATTTAAAGAAAACTTGTGATGACTTCCTATTTATAGGTATAGGAGGAACAATATACGAAGAAATTTCGAGATTGAATATAGAAAAAAATAAAATATTAATGAGTTTAAGTGCGGTTACAACGAATATGAGAAGTTCATTAAGCTTAGAAAAATCCAGTTTACAAGCTCAATTTGATGATATCTTAGCAAAATTAGACTCATTAAATACATGGGTAGAAGATTCATCTGCCGATGGAACAATTACAACAATAGAAAGAAATTTATTAAATGAAAAACTTAAAGAACTAGAAAAAGAAAGCAATGATTTAACAGAAAAATATGATGTTTATTTGGAAACTTTAAACTTGGATGAAGAAGATTTCACAAATATGAAGAAACAGTTTTTAAATTACACATACACATATAATAGATTAATAAACGCAATAAATCAAGCTTGCGAAGATAACTTCTTTAATGAAATAGAAAAAATAAAAATAATTACTGCTTTAGAAGAATATAGAGCAACAGTAAATGAATTTAATACATTTTTAGGTAAGATGTTATCAAAATCAGAAAATAATAAATATCGCCAAGAAATAGACAATGCAAAGGGTGAGCTTAATATTCAAATCCAAGATGTAGGAAATAAATTAGATGATTTAGATAGCACAATTGGAGATACTTTTTTAGACAATGTAATTGACCAAATAGAAAGAGCTTCAATTGAGACCTCTTTAAATAATTTAAAAATGCAAGAAAATGAAGTTACTAGTCAATATAATCGAATTATTTTAAAGGCAAGTATGACAACAGAGACATCTGCCAGAACTACATTAGATGAAAAATATAATGCGTTTAAAACTGCTTATGATAATATAACTACAGAAGTTACAAGAATTTTGAATAAAGATGATTTAGTTACAGACGAAGATAAAGCCTCTGTAGATTCTTTATATAGTACAGTCTTAGATGCTATTGGAGAATATACTAAAGCAGCAAATAATGCTTTGATATACATATCTGAAAATGAAGCAAATATATTAAATTCTGCGTTTAGTAAAGACATAGAAGATATTAATAAAAAAATAGATAATATAGAAACTGGTTATGATGATACTTTTGCGGATAATGTAATTGATAAAGCAGAAAGAAAAGAAGTTGCTTCAAAGAGAAAAATTTTAGAAGTACAAAATGCAGATGTTACTGCACAATACAATTCTCTTATAGGATCAGCATACATTACTGCTTCTGATAAAACGACTTTAAAAAATAAATATGATTTATATGTTGAAAAATATAATGCTTTAAATTCTGCAATAGATACTGTATTGGCTAAAACAGACTTAATTGATGACATTGATAGAACTAATATAAATAATGCTATAGATGGAGTAAGTAATGCTTTATCTGATTTTATAGTAAATGCGAATACAGTTATAGAAAATATTGCAAATGAACAAACAAAATCATATACAAATGGATTTGATGATAGAATTAAGACATTAGAAAAGGATATTGACGATATTAATACTTCTGTTGAAGATGCAATTTCAGATAATATAGTTGATAAAAGTGAAAGAAGAATTCTTCAATCACAATTAAAAGAATTAGAACTTTCAAAAGTTGAGTTAAAAAATAAATATATTGAAATTTGGAAAAATAAGAATTTATCTGTTTTAACGAGAGCAAATTATAAACGAGCTTATAATCATTATGAAACAGCCTACAACAATTATGTTTCTAAAATTAATGATATTATTAATTCAACAGGCAGAATAACTACTGCTTTAAGAAACAGTTATACATCTGCCTATGATAACTATAAAACTAAATTAGATGCTTTTACACAACAACATCAAGTTGTTATGAATAATATTACTAAGAATATTTTAGATAATTTAAAATCTGCAATGAATAAAGAAATAGTTGAAGTAGAAGAAGCTTTAGAATCTTTAAATGATAGTATGGAAGATATATTTGATGATTCCGTATTAACAAATGAAGAAAAGGCTCAAATAAGAGAAAATTTTAATACTTTTAAAACTAAAAAAGATGCAGTAACTACTAAATATAATGATATGTTACAAAACTTATCAAATGATAGTAAAACAAAACTTACAAATGCATATAATACATATGTTCAAAAATATGATGCATTATGCACAGCTTTAGATAATTTATTAGCTAGAACGGATATGTTATCTACAGAAGATAGAGATATCTTAAATCCATATATCGAAGACCACGATACTGCATTGAAAAATTATAGTGTGGTTTATTCAGAAATGGTTCAAGAAAGTATAAAGACTTTTGTTGAAAAAACTAAAGATGAATTACAAAAAAATATCGACAATATTAATAAAACAATATCTGATTTACAAACTAATTTAGACGGAGTATTCAAAGACGGTATATTAAGTGATGCAGAAAAATTAAGCATTAAACAATCTTTGCAGGCATTACAAACTGAAAAACTAGATATAGATGCTGATTATGCCTCTGTATACAACAATGGAGATCTGGTTGATAAAGATAGTGTTACCACTCCAAAAACAAATTTAAAAACTGCATATGATAATTATGTCTCTATGCACACAGCATTAGTAAATGAAATTAACACTTTACTTCAAAAAACAAGTATCGTAGACGATTCTGATAGAAACAAAATTAATACTGCAATGACAAAATATAGAGATGCTCTTTCTAATTATAAAAAGAGAGTAAATGAGGCTATTGATGCCATTTCAGATAAAAAAATAAATGATGAACGTAGTGAAAGAATGGAACAATACCAATCTATTACTACAGAAATAGGTAAAATAACTACTAAAGTTGGGGAAATATCAGAAAACTTAGATACATATCAAAAAACTACAAACGAATCCCTTTCAAAATTAACTCCTACAGAAATTATTAATACTGTTAAAGAAGCTAAAGAATCAGATGGCTCTGTTGTTTTTGCAAGACAAAGTTCCTTGACTCAAACAATTGATGACTTCACATTAAGATTCACAAATATGAATAGTAAAATAGAAAACAATATAACTACTGTTTCTTCCGAAGGTATAGTAGTGAAAATGTATGATGAATCAAGTTTTGACGATAATGGTGAAGTTATAGATGGTTCTACTCCAATGGCAAGAACTAATATTAATGGTAGAGGACTATATATCTTTAAAGAATCAAATGGTACACCGATAGCATATTTTACTATGGATGAGTGTTTCATTTCAAATCTAAATACAAACAAAATTAATGGTACAAACTTAGTTAAAAGTACTGCTGAAACAAATATGCCTAAAACTTGGTATGTAGCAGAAACTAAGACAGGAAACGGGCAAGGAGAAGATTCTAATAATAAAGCTAGTTCTATTAATGAAGTTTTAAATACCATAAAAGAAAAATACGGAACATATTTTGATAATGAAAATATCGTCATAGAAATAGCTGCAGGGACATACAATGAGGATGTTCGTGTAGAAGGATTTTTGGGACATGGCTCATTAAAATTGAATTACGATAAAAGTTGTATAGCATATGGTAATTTTAATATAAGAAATAATACTATTGATACTATATTAGAAGGTAATAAACAATTAACTTCGACTGATGGAGCAACATTATACTCTTATGAATCAAAAGGATTAGATACGATTGTAGTAGATAATTGTTATTGTCAAATTACTGGGTTTAAAAGTAAAAATCTTTCAACTACTAATACAAGTTATTTTGGTGCTTTTGCAAAATACACTAATGGAGCGAGAGGTATCGTAGGGTTATGTGATTTGCTTCATTTTGAAACTCCAGTATCAAGTATAAATGCTTCACAAATTTGTTTCTTTAATACTAAAGGAAAAACAAAATACAGAAGAACAGCAATAGACGGAGGAATGATAGTTTCCGGAGGTATGATTACATCAACAACAGAACAAAACGATAGTATCAATAGAGGTTTTATACATCAAAGAGGGACTTTAACTGAAACAGATACAGATAATTGGTATAATTCATCTGGTGGTGGAGGTACTGGTGGTGGAGAAGTTACTGAACCATCAACAGTAACTAAGACATTTACATTAATCAATCTAAAGAGTATACCTGAAGGAACAGGATTAGCTACTTCAGGATTTACTGGTAAAATAGCGCAAGGTAGATATAAAACTTATAAGAAACACAGAGGAAAAGCTACTTTACCTCAAGATGCACTAGACTTTTTAAGTTCTGCAAAATCAATAGATAGTATTTCATTAACTTGTCACAGATTATCTACAAGTCATGGTATAGCTGCAGCAGTTCCATATCCAGTAATGAGATTTGGTAATCCAACTACAGGTTCTTATTCTAGTTTCTATCAAAATAGTAGTGTTAAATTTGCTAGAGGAGATATAAAAACAATACCTATAAGTAGTACATCAATAAATAGCGCTTTATTAAATGGAGCAAGCGAACTTCAATTCTATGTTGATGATAATGGAAATCCTCAAAATCAATATTCTCATTATGACGGACTTAAATTAGAAATAACTATTACTAAATAAGGGAGAGTGGTTTTATGAATAAACAAGTTAAAACAGAATATGCGTACAAAGTAGCATTAGAAAGGGTATTAGAGCTTCAAGAAATAGTAATATTAAAAGAAGCTCTAATACAGCAACAAGAAGAAGAAATTAAAAAATTAACCGCATTATTACAAAGTTATTTAGATGAAGGAAGTAAGGAGGTGAATTAGTTGAGTTTTATAGAAGATTTAAATATTAAAAGTATATATTCCGAAGATGATTTTCTTATAATAGAAGATACGGAAAGTACTAAAAGAATAAAAGTACAAGACCTATTAAAAGCAGTTCCTATAGATATAAAAATAAATGCAAATAATAATATATTCTTACAATCAAAAGATGGGACTACTATCGGAGATGGAGCAACTTTACCAATATCAGCCACAGAAGGATCAGGGGAAGTAGAAATGGTCTTTGATGGTGTATGGGTTAAATGGAGACATAAAGGTGAGAAAAACTGGATAAATTTATTTTCCGTTGCCGATATTGGTGGCGGAAGTAGTAGTGGTGGCGGTGGAAGTTCCTCAACAGATATTTCTATAAAAATAGGGACTGTAACAACACTACCAGCAGGTTCAGAAGCTACAGCCGTAATAGAAGAACCAACAGATAATAATTTTATATTGAGTTTAGGACTTCCAAGAGGTGAAAGTATAACAGTAGACGGAGATGGAGTAACCGCTCCTACTCAAGTAACAACAAATATTGATAAAACTTCTTCTAAAGCTTCGGTTATAGCTAGAACAAACAATATATACATATTTGGAACATTAAGTTCATTATCTTTATTGGTAAATAGTACAGAAGTTCCTTTGCCTGATTATAATGCGGTTGTTAATTTTAGAACAAGAGATAACACTCCGATGAAATTTTCTCAATCTACAAGTTTATATATGGTTGGAGATGACTGTATTTTCGGAGCATTTATTCCTAGAATCTCTACGGATTACAGAATAGAAATTTCTTATGGTGGAACAAGATTAATAGGTAAGGTATATAGTGCGAGTTATGGATATGTTGCAAACTTATCTAATTTTACTGGAGGTAGTAATATAGTAGGAGTAGCAAAATCATATATTGATAGTGCCTCTGATTTTTGTTATGGAACAAATACAATATTATCTTCTGTAAGTTCTAAGAGTGATGTAACAAATTCAAGTGGGAAATATTATATTGATGATGCAACTTTAATTTCTTTAGCTTATAGATACATAACTTATTCTGATTCTAAATATTTAAATTGGGCTAGTTCAAATAATGCTAGAACTTCTAATTGTTCATATGCCATCGAATTACCTAGAACATCATCTGAACAAGCTAGATATTGTATACAACAAGGATGGATTCTTCCTAAAGAATATTGGGGTGAAAATTTTAAAAATCTACAAGTTGGAGATATAATATTTTATTCTGAAACTCCAGTCAATCAGGTAAGTACATGGGGAACAAGATTTATGAGAATCGGACATGTCGCATTAGTATCAAGTATAGAAAGTGGTGTTATATATGTCTATGATGTCTCAAATGATACAAATGTAAATGGTTTAAGGAAAGTTGCTTTATCAAATACATCTACTGAAAAGATCAGCTTAATATCGAGACCTCAATTAACAGCTTCGTCTAGTGGGGGCGGAGGATGGGACATAGGAGATGACCCAACTGAAACACCTACTGAAAATTTATTAGAAAATGGTAATATATCTTTGTCTACAGGAGCAAATGTCGATTCAAATAATTATGTTAGGAATAAAGGATATATAAATTTAGGAAATGTAAAAGGTATAAAACTTAAATTAAAAAATAAAAATATGGTAATTGCAAATGTGCTTTATTATAATTCAAGCAATGGACTTTTATCTTATAAAAGTGTAGGAGATACCATATTCGATGAATTAGTACCTGCGGAAGCAAAAAAAGTTAGATTTACTTTTAGAAAAACAGATAATAGCGCTATTCAATCTTATGAAGTAGATTATAATATTTCTTATGTTATGAGTGATAATGTAGAGGTTGTACCTACTCCTTCTAATATAAGTTTTAAAGACTTTCCGAGGGTGACTGGTAAAATTACAAATCAATATCAATTAGTAGCAAAATTAAATGAGATAGTTCAAGACCATGAAACAATGTATGTATATGGAGCAGTAGGACAAAAACTTACAAGTGCATTAATTGCTAATAGAGCGAGTGCTTATCCTTGGTTTTATACAAGCAGCAGAATGGAAGCTTACAGAAAAGCTATTGCTACTGGGAAATTAATTTGGAGTTTCGACTGCGTCAATCTTATCAAATCAGTTCTTTGGGGTTGGAACGCAGATACTACTCAAAATTTAGGTGGAGCGGTTTATGGTAGTAATGGAGTACAAGATGTAAATGCAGATGGATGTATTGCCGTATGTAAGGATGTAAAAAGTTATAACTCCTCTAATGGTGATTCTTGGGAGGATATACAACTTGGCGAAGCAGTATGGGTTAAGGGACACATTGGAGTATATGTAGGCGAAGGATTAGTAATTGAATGTACTCCTTCTTGGAAAAATAAAGTTCAAATAACAGGGCTAGGAAACAATCCTTTCAAAAAAAGTTATAATGGTGTTTCAAGAACATGGTCAAAACATGGTAAATTACCTTGGATTACATATTTATCTGAATGTCCTTGGACAAAAACAGAAAGTGGGACAGTAGAACTTAAAGGCAAGACTTATAAAACTCATATATCTACTTATTATCCTACAAGTTCAAAATCAGATAAAACTTCAATTTCTGAAGCTAAAAAAATATTAACAAATCTTAACATTGGAACTGCTCTTAATTCTTCTAATTATACTAATACTTTACAATGGAGTTCATTAATAAATGAAATTGCTCCGAAATTTGGTATAGACCCTGCAATAGTAACAATGGTAATCGCAGCAGAAAGCGGAGGGAATCCAACAGCAGGTTCTCCTTCCAGTAGTAGTGGATATGGATTAATGCAAGTTGAAAGAAGTGTATTTGTAAAGGGATATAAAAATCCTTATTCAGGAAAAGTAAATTCAGGGGTTCAAACCATTAAATACTTAGATGGTACGACTAAACAAGTAACATTATCTATGAGTACGTTAAATGGTTCAACAGACAGCGGTAGAAGACTACAATTAGAATTTGGATGTAGTGAACTTAGACAACAAGCTAAAAAACATTACTGGAATATCATACATTCTTTAGTTGCATATAATATGGGTGAAGGTGCATTAAATTTTATATGTAGTAAATATGTATGCGACAAGTATGGATACACTCTTGTTAATAGTGGCTCTTTAAGTAAGCAAAACTCACAAGTACAAGAAAAAGTTAAAGAAATATTTAAAAATGGGGATTTAGGATATTTGACTTATAGACAATGGTATCATGATACAGGACATACGTTATTGAGATCTGGTCCGGGAACAGCAAAAAATGTTGAATTATATCTTCGTTTTTACAAAATCGAAAATGACCAATTACCATATTTTTATGATGACGATAATGTAAAAAAAGAATTCCAAGATATAATAACTGTTTCTACTTCTTCTACTTCTTCATCAACTGTAGATGCAATGGGCAATGAATGCATAGGATATCCAAATGAATTAATATGTGCTGCTCCAGATTCAATTCCTTTAGGAAGTAAAGTATTCTTACAAGGAACTAACACAGAGTTGGATGGTAAAATATTTACTGTAATGGATAGATGTGAAGAAACTGACGATACACTAAATATTAAAATATGCATGCAAGATAAACAAACAGCAGACGCATATGACGAATTAAATGCTGTTGCTTTAGTTGGCGATATAGTCAACAATAATAAAATAGTAATAACTACAAACGGAGTAAATATAAGAAAAGGCGAAAGTACTTCTTATGATATTATTGGGCAAGCAGTTAACGGATGTCATTTTACTTGGTTAGGAACTTGCTCAAACGGATGGAATAAAATAGATTTTAAAGGAAAGGAAGCATATGTTTCAGGATTATATTCAGAGGTAAGGGAAGTGAGTTAAAATGAATAAATTCTTAAAAAAGGAATTTTTTATTTTTATAATATTCGGTATATCTTATTTTCTTTTAGAAATGCTTTATAGAGGACATTCACATTGGACTATGATAGTTCTCGGAGGATTAGTAAGTGTTCTTATTGGATTAATCAATGAAATAACTCCAAAAATGAAAATGTGGCATCAAATGTTATTGGGGACAGTAATAATTACTGTCCTTGAATTTATATTTGGATATATTTTGAATATAAAATTAGGATTGGGGATATGGAATTATTCCAATGTTGTGTTTAATATTATGGGACAAATATGTTTACCTTTTTCTTTTTTATGGTTTATACTTTCATATTTTATAATTATATTAGATGATATATTACGAGATATGTTTTAAATATATCAAATTTAATATAAACCAATAAGGTATTTTTAAGAAAAAGGAGATGGTTAAGATGGCAATATTTGTAGGTGTTGGAAGAACGGAAGAGAGTTCTGACAATAAAAATAATGAAGTAAAAGAAGAAAAAAAATGGAAGCTTTTATCAGAAGTTAAATTAACTGCAAATAATTCAAAAATATTTATTAATAAAGACACAGAAGGTAATGATTTTAATTGTGAAAAAATAATAATCGTTGGAAAAGTTGTTTCTAATGTAGCAAGTAAACCTATGTGTAAAATAAATGGTACTATTGAATTCTCAGGGGTCGCTTCAACTTATGCTAATGGTACTAGATATATTTACGAAACATATGAAGATAAAGGATTTTTTATAGAAAGAGACACAAAATATCTTAACCAAGATATACTTGAAAGCTCTGTTCTATTTGATAATGGATTCTTTAGAGTAGTAAAAGAACAAGCAAATGGTATAAAATCTATCGAATTATATGGCGATTCAACTTCATTCACTTTTAAATCAGGGACAGAGATAGAAGTTTATGGATTCTAATATGTATACAATATCTTTAGAGTTAGTATTTTCATGTATCGCCATGATAATAGGCGTAGGGTCATTCTTATCTTCTAGAAGCAAAGAAAACGATAGAAACGGAAGAGAAAGAGCGACTGTGGAAGTTAAATTAGATTTTATATTAGAATCATTAAATGATTTAAAAAAACAAATGAACGAATCAAGAGAAGAGGATGAAAGAAATAAAAATAGAATCTCTGAAATAGAAAAAATAATGCTTAAACATTCAATGAGGTTAAATACAATAGAAAATGAATTAAATATTGACCATAAGGAGGTCAAAGAAGATGAATAAGTTTATAGAAAAAATAAAAATTAAAATTAAAAAACTTAATTTAAAGAAACAAATAAGAAATAAGTACTTTTGGGTATCAGTAGTATCTCTTATAGTTTTAGTATCACAAACTTTTGGATTTACTTGCTTACCTAATGATTTTGAACAATTAATGAATTCTTTATTAACAATATTTGTAGGATTAGGTATATTGAATAACAACGGTTATGAACACGATGATGAATAGTATGACGAGGGATTTTCCCTCGTTATTTTTTTTATAAGGAGGTGATTTCGTATGGCAATATTTTATGACTATACGATAACCGTAGATGGAGATAAAGCTAAATTAAATAAAAACATATATTTATATAAAGATAATAAAAACATAACTTATTATTTTACAATACAAAATGCTCCTTTTAAATTTATTGATGCAGTAGATATGATAGAAAGTCTAAATGCTTCTACCGCAGATATAAAAATTTTAAAACCTAATGGTGTAAAAAAAAGAATAACAAATATTCCTATTGAAGATGGTAAAGTTAAATTAAATATAGATGATAAATTTATGGATGAAGTGTCTGAAATAGGTAAATATACTTTTCAAATAGATTTATATGATAATGCGACAAATAAAGGGAGAGTAACCATACCTCCTGTAATAGAACAGTTTCATGTACTTGCACCTATTTTCGAAGATAGCGAAGCAACAGAATAGGTGATATTTTATGGCTATTTTTTATAATTATACGATAACAGTTAATGGGAATAAAGCCAGTATGGATAAAAATATTTATCTATACAGAAAAAATAAAAACGTAGATTATTATTTCGAAATTAAAAATGCTTGTTTTAAATTTGAAAATGAAATTAATTACATTATTAGTTATAATGCCGAATATGCTAGATTTAGAGTTATTAAGCCAGATGGTACAAAATTTTTTACAGAAAAAAGAAAAGTAGAAGATGGATATGCTAAATTTTCTGTTACAGAAGATTTAATAGATGAAAGAGCAGAAGTAGGGACATATGTTTTCCAAATAGATTTATATGACGAAGATGATGGATTTATTACTATTCCTCCTATTTATAATCAATTCCATGTTTTAGAGCCATTATTTGACGAAGATGATTCGGAGATCGGGCAAGTAGATATAACAGGAGTAGATATTTCTTATGTAGGAGATGTAGCAGAAGAAGTTACTATATTTGATGAAAATGGAATATATGTTAAAACATTTTGGAAAACAGCAGATATAATTTCTTCTGTAAGAATGAATAAAATAGAAGAAGGAATACATAGTTTAAGTGAAAAAATTTCCGATTTAACTTATAAACCTATATCTATTACTTCTTTTAGAAGTAATTTATCTAAGACGGTATATGAAAAAGGAGTAGAAACTATAAACGGTTGCACGTTTACATGGACTACAAGTATGACTCCTAAATCAATTAGTTTAACTGATTGTACGATTGGGGTTAAAGATACAAGTTATACATATAATACAACAATTTCAGATACAAAAACTTTTACATTATCAGTTACAGACAGTAAGAATAATACAAGAAGTTCTAGTATAACTTTTTCATTTGTTTATCCTTTTTACTATGGAACATTTATTGATAGTTTGACAGAAACAAATATTAAAGCAGGAACAAAATTAGTAGAAATAAAAGGAAATAAATCAATAAATCTATCTTATTCCGATAAAAGAGTTTTCTATGCTTACCCAAAAAGTTATGGGGAATTAAAAAGCATAAAAGACGGAAACGGATTCGAATATTTAAATGATTTTGATAAAGAAGAAATAAACATTAATAATGTTAATTATTATATTTATAAAATAAAAAATAAGGCTAGTGTATCTCAAATAAAATACACATTTAGTTTTTAGAGAGGAGAGATATAAATGATTATTGGTAGTAATTTCGATTTGTCCTCAAGATTATACTTAGACTCAAGACAGATATGTGATAGCTATGCGGACCTTATAGAAAATAAAAATAATATCTTATATCCTCCCGGATTTGAAGTTTATTGTTTTAAAGAAAAAACGAAGTATTATAATGCTTGTGAAAATATAGAAGATGAACCTGTATGGGAAGCAATAGCACAAGGTAGTGTTTCGGAAGTTTTTATAGAAAGTGCAACTGCTCCAAGCAATAAAGATGTTTATTGGGTTGATATAGGAACAATAGATACTTTAGGAAATCAATCTGCTCATGAAGGAATAATAAAAGAGCTTTTAGAAACAATTAAAAGCCTGCAAGAAAGAGTTTTAGCTTTAGAAAAGAAAGTTGGATCAGGAATAATTACTCCTATAAGTGGAGATTATCTACAATTAGCAGACGGAACGAATTTACAATTAGCAGACGGAACATTCTTAGAGATATCAACTGGAAGTGTTTTAGGTAAAAACTATTTAGGATTAGCAGACGGAACGAATTTACAATTAGCAGATAATACTTTTTTAGAAATAAATTAGAGGTGATAAGATGACTAAATATAATGAACTTAGTAAAACCATAGTTATTAATGATACAGACTATATATTATTAGGGACAAATTTAGATAGTGGATTTGAAAATAAAATAGCTAGTATAGAAACTTTAAAGAAAGCATTATTAGGAGATACTTCTAACCAATATTTAAATTTATTGTCTTCTGACGGCAAAAAAGAATTTAGATTAACATTAGATGAAAGTGGTAAAATTCACATTTTCCCTTTAGAAGCTTATACTAGCACTCCTTATACAGAAGGACAAAATTTAGAGTCTCCTTTAAAAATAATTCCAAGTAATAAAATAGATTCTACAAATAATAGTGGTTTAGTTATTCAACAAATATATGGAGGTGGTTCATTAACTACAAAAGAAACAGCAGTAAGTCATAACTTTGTTGAATTATATAATTGCAATACCGTTGATATAAATTTGAATGGTCTATATCTTTGGTATAAACCTAATGGTGGAAGTTGGAGTTCTTTAGCTTTAAAAGGTATAGTTCCTGCCGGACATTCTTTTTTAGTTAGAGGAAATGCTCTTTATAATATAAATAGTGATATAGTAAGATGTAAAATAAAAGAATACGACCAAGAATGGAATATATCTTTCTCTGAAAATGGATTTACAATGTATTTATGCGTGGGAGAAACAGAACCCGAAGCAACACCAGTTAAATATATAAAAAATGAATTAGGAGCAATAACATCTACTAACCAAAGATGGGTTGATATGCTTGCAGGTGGAGGAACAGAAGATTCTCATACTATCGCAGTATATGAAGGCGGATATTATAATATGGGAATGAGTAGATATTGTTCTTTAAGAAGAATGAATTTTAATAATGGTAAAAATAATAGAGACGATGCAAGTATTATAAATTATCAAACTTGTGAAGTTGAAAAATTTAGACCAAGAAGTTTAGCAGATGGATATTGGAATTCAAGTGCAGAAACAATCCAGTTTAATAAATATAGTCCTTCAATGGTTAATATGTGTTACGGTGAAGATGGCAATACTTCAAGAACTTTTACTTTTGAAACTCCAGTAACAGATTATGACGGAATCATTAAATATAGAAAACAAGGAGAATCAAAATGGATTAAAAAGAAAACTGAAAAAGATATCGTGAATTTATATAACCAAGTAGTAAATATTCATAGAGTTATGATTCATAATTTAACTTATGGAACTTATGAATATCAAGTAGGTGTAGAAGGTATGCTTACAGATATAGAAACATTTGAAGTAAAAGAATATGGTCAATCTAATAGTTTAAAAATGTTATGGACTACTGACGAACAAGGATTTACAGAATATGAATATAAAGCAGTAAAAACAGCTTGTGATGCTATAGAACATTATGAATATTCAAATGGTACTCCTAATTTTGATTGTCATTTAAATACAGGCGATATTTCACAAAATGCGAATAGACCACAAGAATGGAGATATTATTATAAATATCATGAAGGTAATTTAAAAAATATGCCACATATTCTTAATTGTGGAAATAACGATTTAATAGACAAAAAATTTGGTACAGCATTTGAATATTATGGTACTTTCGAAAATCAACCATTATTAAATGCTTATGAACCTCATGTAGTTGGGGATAAAGAAGTCCCAATGGTTTCTAGCTATAGTTTTGATGTTGGATTTGTGCATTTTGTAGTAATAAATTCTAATACCGAATATATGTATGCAGGAGTAGAAACTGATGAATTTTTAAGAAAACAAATAGAATTTTTAGATGCTGATCTAACTAAGGTGGAAGCAAGAGCGACTAAGCCTAGATGGACAGTTGTTACTTGTCACTTAAGTCCTTTTACAATAGTTAGAACTAAGAGACTACAACAATGGATTCCTTATATAGAAAAACATAAGGTAGATTTTGTATTATGCGGGTAATGTTGCCCTAGTTATCGAGTAATCGGTTTCAAAAATTACAAATTTAATTGCAGGTAATTCCTAAAGCCTTACACCACAATAACCCTGAAAAGAGGTTATGAAGGTACGAAAGTAGAAAAAACGTAAGGATAAGTATATGGTTAAATCCTAAGTACTTGGATATAATGATAATAAATAAATTATATCAAAATGGATGTTCATGCAGGTAAGATTCTAAATTTATTTATTTAAGCTCAAATAATTTTACGAGGTGAGTAAAATAGGAAAAAAATTAAATTATAATAACGTAAAAGAATATATAAATTCTCATGGCTACATATTATTAGATAATAAATATATTAATATACATAAAAAAATGAAAATCAAATGCCCGGAAGGACATATTTTTGAAATGTCTTTTAATAATTTTAAGAAAGGACAAAGATGTTCGATTTGTTCCTTAAATAAACAATATAAATATACATATTCTCAAATTAAAAATATTTGTAAAAATAATAACTTGATACTTTTAAATGAAAAGAAAAATTTAAATATGCGAGATATAATTAAATTTAAAAACGAAAAAGGAAATATCGAACAAGTAACATTATACACTTTTGAAAGAAGATACATCAATACAAATAAATCAGCATCAAAATCAAAATATTCTAATAAAAAACATTCTCAAGAATATATACAATCTTTAGTAGAAAAAAGAGGATATAAGTTGTTAGAACCATATAAAAATAAAAAAACCAAATTAAAGTTACAATGCCCTAATGGTCACTATCACGAGATTCGTTTAGATAGTTTTATAAAAGGAAGTGGATGCAAACAATGTATGATTGAGAATATGACTAACGATGCAAAAGATGTAATTACAAATCTTCAAAAAAAAGGATTTCATTTATTATCTAAATACAAAAATAATCAAGAAAAAATTGTTTTACAATGTGAAAAGGGACATATATTTAACGCTACCTACGATAATGTGATTAACAATAATAGCGGATGCCCTATTTGCAATGAAAGCAAAGGAGAAAAAAATATAAGAGAAATATTAAAAAAATATAATATTAAGTATATTCCTCAATATAAATTTAATAATTGTAAATTTTATAAATGTTTACCTTTTGATTTTTATTTGCCTAACTATAATTGTTGTATTGAATATGATGGAATACAACATTATAAAATAATAAAGCATTTTGGAGGTTACGAAACATTTATAGATAGAAAAATAAGAGACACAGTTAAAACCAAGTTCTGTATAGACAACAATATTAAAATAATAAGAATCTCTTATTTAGAATTCAATGATATTGAAAAAATATTAAAAGATGAGCTTAAAATAAAATAATAAGAATAAACTTCAAAGACTATCTCGCAAGAGAGTACGACAAAGTATGTCGGATAAGGTTTGCCTCTATTATATAGGGTGAAGAAATAGTCTAATATCCTAATGAAAGTTAGGGCGAGAGAAATTCTCGGTTTATGAAGTAACGTTCATAAAAATAATATAATGCACAACCATACATACAGTAGAAGTATACCATTATATACAGGATATAAAGGCGCTACATATGATGCTTCTACTAGAAAATTCACACTTGCTCCATATAATAATTATGTAGATGTTGTTTCTACTGGTTCTACTCAATTAAAAATAGTAGATGAAAGCATAACAAGAACGGCTAATAAAGCTAACGGAACATATTATATAATGTGCCAAGCAACAGGTTATAAACAAAGTGGTAAAGAAAAAGCAATTAATTTACCTAGCGGCCAAAACTTATTAAAATCTGAAAACTCAAGTTCGATACATGATAATGGTAACGGACAACCTTGGTGGTATGCTTATACTGGTACTCTACCAGTACAACCAACATATATAATGGCAGACTTCGGATATGATAAAGTTACATTTAATATGTATTATGTTAAAGATGTACTTACTAAAGATTTAGAAGGAAAAATTACAGTAAATGATTTTGATTCTACAAAAAATGAAAGAGTTTTATTCGATACACTTACTGTTAATTATTCAGACAGAAATAAATAAGAGGTGATTAAATGCCTACAATAAGAAAATATAATAAAGAAACGAAGAAATATGAAAGAAGAGCTACCTCTGATGCATTAGAGGTGGCTCTTTTAGATTTAGAGGGCAATTTTGAATCTGATAACGTAGAAGGTGCTTTAAGAGAATTAGGCGATGCTAAGGGGCAAATAGAGGTTAATAGAGACATTATAGATGCGGTCAATTCTACTCTTACTGACCATATTAAAAACCATCCAAGTGGAGGTGGGGGAGGAGGTACTATGCCTACTCTTACTACTGATTGGAATGAAACTTCTATTGATGGAGATAAGGACTTTACAATTCCTATTTATTATACATCTCCAAACTTAGGAGAAGGTACGTTATATGTTTTAATTAATAATGTAGAAACATCTATACAAACAATTTCTCAAGGTAATAATACCATTAAAATACCTGCTTTGGGTAGTGGTAAAAAGAGACTTTCTATCTATGTAAGAGATAGAGGAGGTCTTATGTCTAACCAATTAACATGGGATATTGTTTGTGGTGGTATTAAGTTAACTGTAACAATGAATACAGACATAGACTACACTCTTAAAGATAGAATACTTTTAACTTATAATATCGAATGTGATTTACAAACTGATATAAATACTATTATTACTATTGATGGAACAGAATACACAATTAAATCTAGTAAAGGATATAACTCTTATGAGATTAAAGGTTTAACGGTAGGAGTTCACAGAGTCGAGATATATGCAACTGCGGATATTTATTCTACTGCTCCACAGATATTTAACGTTATAGTTGTTGCTACTGACCAATTATTTATAACTTCAAATTTTGATACAAGTAAACAATATGAAAAAGGTCAACCTATAAACATTAACTATAGGGTGTCTATAGCTAATACAGATTATTATACAGTTAATATGTATGTAGATGATTTTGAGAAACCTATTAAAACATTATCTCAACAACCCGGAAACTATTATTGGACTTTTACTCCTGATTATGAATTAGGAACGCATACTATAAGAATAGAAGCTTATAATTCCGATAAAAGTAAAACTGCTACATTAGATTTAACTTTTGAATTGGTTGCTTCTAGTTATCAAGCTATGGAATATGTTAGCGCAGGATTGATTGCTTCTTTTAGCGCTAAAAATAAAACTAATTCAGATGTTGATAGAGGTTATTGGGTAGATGATATAAACGGATATATAGGAAAATTATATAATTCAAACTACGGTACTAATGGTTGGATAGACGGAGAATTAGTATTAAATGGTAATACATATGTAGAAATTGATATGACACCTTTTAGTGAAAATGTTACAAGAGGATTTACTTTAGATATGGTATTTAGTGTAGAAGATATAGGAAATCCTTTAGCTAGAGTTATAGACTGTACGAGTCTTTCTGCTCCTTATCCGGGATTATATATTAATCCGTATAAAGCTAATTTATCTACTGTATCACATAAGACAGAATTAGATATAGGACAAGGAGAAGATATACAAATTACCTTTATGATTGATAGGGTTTCTAAATTTGGGAAGATACTTGTTAATGGAGTATGCTGTGACCCATTCCAATTATCGGATTCATCTTCTGGTAGTCAAATAATTTACGAACAAATAAAGCACGCAGAAAAAATATATTTGAATAGCGAAAAAGGAACAAGTAATTTTGGTTCATGTAAAATAAAAAGAATAATGATGTACGAAAGAGAATTATCAGATGAAGAAATTTTGCAAAATAGAATAGCAGATATGCCTATAGAACAACAAGAAGAAGAATATAATAAAAATTATAACGATGCTTATATGCCTTGTATGTATGTTTATGGGGATATAAGTAATATGACTTTAACAAATAAAAAAGAAGTCAGAATAAAATATGTTTCACCTAATGCTGATCTATATGGAGCATCTTTTGAATATCCTAGATGTAATATGTATTGGCAAGGGACTTCTTCTATTCAATATGCTAATAAGAATTACAATATAGAATTAGGAGATAGTGATGGTAACCAAGTATTTTATACTCCTTTTAAAAATGGTATTTTAGAAAATTTATTCTGTTTAAAATGTAATCAAATGGAATCTTCTAATGCTATGAATACAGGGTCCGCTATGTTCGTTAATGACAATCTATATGTGGAAAAGAATCCTGCTCAATTAAAGAATAATAAAGTTAGACAAGCCATAGAAGGTTTCCCTATACTTTTATATATAAATGATGAATTTGTCGGATTATATGATTTTAACTTAGATAGATATAGTTATCGTTCTTATGGATATAATTTATTTGATAAATGTTTAGCTTATGAAGTATCTGCCAATACAGATGAAACAGCAGGTGCTTTTAACTCTTGGACTTCTAAGAGTGGTAAAACAGAACAAAATTATTATGCTTCTGACTTTGAATGTTTATATCCTCCAAGTAGACAAAATGGTAATGATAACTTTGCAGAATTAAAAACATTAGTTGATTTTGTAAGTGGCGCTGATGAGGATTTATTTAAAAGTCAATTTGATGTTTATTTTGATAGACAATCGGTATTTAGATATTATTTATTTGTCCAAGTATTCGGTGGTGTCGATTCGCTTGGAAAAAATATGAAATTAGTTACATTTGATGGTGTAAAATGGTACATTCAGGTGTACGACTTGGATTAAGAGTAGTCCAAGTAAAATCTTTTCTAATATGCGGCGAAAACCTAGAGATAGGCAACGCCTTGGAAGATTTTGTGATAATAAGGTTAACAACAATATTTAAATGGATATAATAGAAAAGAGGTGATAAAATGGGTAAAAAAATAACTTATAAAAATATAAAAGAACAAGTAAAAAAAATGGGATATACTCTTTTAACTAAAGAAGAAGAATATAAAAATACAAAAACAAAATTATTAGTAAGATGTTCGAACGGGCATGAATTTACAGTAAGATACTATAATTTAAAAAATAGGGATAAATGTTTAATATGTTCAGGAGATAAAATTGACAAAAAAGCTGAAATCGGTAAAAAATATAATATGTGGACAATTTTAGGATTCGAAGAACATTTAGCAAATGAGCCATTAGTAGCTATTTGCAAATGCGATTGCGGAACAATTAAAAAAGTTAAATACCAAAATTTAAAAAGAGGTTTATCTAAAAATTGTGGATGTATAAGAAAGAAAAAAGCAAGTGAAAAAATGAGTATAAAAAGTATTGTAGGAGAAAAATACGGAAAATTAACAGTTATTGAAGAAATAGGTAAAAATAAATATGGCAAAACAATTTGTAAGTGCAAATGCGATTGTGGAAATATAACTGTTGTTTTAAGTAATTCTTTAAGAAGCGGACACACGTTTTCTTGTGGATGTTTAATATCTAAATATCCTTCAATAATTCAAAATGAATTACTATATTTAGGATATGATTCTGTTAAAGAAAAACATATTAATTTAAAAAATGAATTAATCAGTCATATCCGATTCGATATATATGTCCCCGATTTAAATTTAGCGATAGAATATGATGGAGAAGGACATTTTATGCCAACTGATTATACGGGAAGAGGAATGGATTTTTCAATAGAACAATTAAAACAAACCCAATTACGAGACCGTATTAAAGATAAGTATTGCATAGAAAACGGAATATACTTATTAAGAATACCTTATACTGAAAAAAATAATATAAAAAATATATTAAAAGAAACAATTAATATTATCACAGAATCACCAACAACGACTGAACGAAAAGACGTTTTAAATAATAAAACGATGTAACAGTCTGAACTCTAGCTATAATCTAAAAACGAAACTAGAGAGAAGGGGTCATCAGTAACCAGACTGATTAAAGAAGAACCTCTTCCGCCATAGAGATATGGTCGGTAACCGAAAGGTGAAAGTAACAGAGTGACACTTTTGGGATTAGACAATACAGGTGCTTTAACTTTCGATGTTGACATAGAAGTTGAAGGTGGAGTATTTAATACATCTAACTCTAAATTATGGAGTAAAATAAGACTTTATTTTGCTAATGAATTAAAACAAGAATATATAAATATGAGAAATGGAGTATTTACACTTGATAATATGTATAAATATTTCTATGATAATCAAATAGATAAGATACCAGTAAGATACTACAACAAATCAACAGAATATAAATATTTAAGATTCGGAGCAAAATATTTATATGCTTGTCATGGCAACAGATATTTCCAAATAAAAAGATGGCTAAAAGAAAGATTATTATATTGTGATACATTATTCGGATATGAACCTTCTACTTCTAACTTTGTTACTGTTCGTTGTAACAAAAAAGGTATAGTATCAATGAATATATCTACTTATAGTCCTATGTATCTATCTGTAAAATGGAGAGACGAAGCAGATGGAACAGGTATGCAAACATTAAAGATTCCAAGAAATAAATCAGTCAAATTTAGTTATAATATCACTACTGAAACAGATCAGGAAGTTATTATATATGGAGCAGAGTATATTAAGTCTTTAGGAGATTTAAGTACTTGTAACCCAACTCATTTACTTCTGTCAAATGCTACGAGAATAAATGAGGTAATATGTAGAAACAGTTCAAAATTAGTAAATGCAGAGATAAATGGTTGTGATTACTTACAAAAAATAGATTTTAATGGTTGTGCCAATTTAGGTAGTTTAACCAGTTATCAAGTTATGGAATTAGCTACTTGTCAAAACTTAAAATACTTAGATATAAGAGGAACTAAAATGACAGGTGTAAACTTTAATAATAATGGTGGTAACTTAGAAGAAATATATCTTCCTAAAACAATAACATCATTATATTTAAGAAATCAATATGCTTTGAGAATTGTAGGTTTAACGAGTGTCAGTTGGTATTCTCCATATCATACAGAAGCTTTAAGTGGAGCAAGTGATATAACGGCATTTACATTAATAAACTGTCCTTTAGTAGAAAGACTTACTGCCCGTTCAGATATAAGTATGAACGGTTGGAATAATAGTACTTTTTATGATTTTAACGGAAATGCTAGAAGCGCAGATACGTTAGGAGATTATGAAGATGCTACTAAGTTTAGAAAAATGGCGCTTTTCGGATTAGGGTTATGTAATGCAACTTCTATTCATATAGAAAATAGTATGCTATCTACTAAATATATGTCTTTTAGATTAAATTACAGATTAGAGGAATTAACATTAAAATATTTACCTAATCTTCAAGAATTAACTATAGGAGAAACTCAAACAGGTCATCAATGGAATTCTACGAACGATATGTGCGGTTCTTTTGATTTTAATAATATTAATATTACAGAATGTCCAAATATAAAAACTTTTAGAATCCATCAATATGATAATAGGCAAGATAAGTGGTTCAATAGTGATGCTGATACAATAGATTTAACTAAATTTGAAAATTTAGAAACATTTACTTGTAATGTTACTACTCAAGATTTAAGTACAATAATTCTTCCTTCTACTTTAAAAACAATATGGATTAAACCGATGTGTGGATTCTCAACTACTAATTACCCTAACAACTGTTTAAAATCAAAATGTACTTTAAAAAATATATATTTTAAAGACGACCACCCAGACGGATATGAAGGAATAGATTTTGGAAATAGAGAGTTAACAGAGTTATGCTTATCTGGATTACCACAATCTACTGGTACTATTAAAGGAGTAAACACTAAAAATGTATATGTAAGTCCTTCTTTTAATAATATGAATATAAAAGAAAGAGGTTCTGAATCTTATCCTGAAGTAAAAGTTCAAGGGAAAATAGATTTATCTAGCTTTGACTGGACAGAAGCTTATTGGTGGTTTACAAATGTTGATTTTACTAATGATGATTTAGAGATTACAATGCCTAATGATTGGGATTATCTAATAGATAATAGACTGACTAGAGTAAGAGGCATATTCTATGATTGTACGAACCCAGATTTTACTTGGGAATTTGCAGGTAGATTTTTTAAATTATTACAAGACAGAGATGATTTAGGAAGAACTTATAAATATGCAACACTTCAAGAACAATCTTCTTATGAAGAACAGGCAGTTACAATAGAAAATAATTATAATATAGCAGATTATAATTACGGAGATACACCTTTTGTTGGTTCTAATCTTAAATACATTAAAGAATGTAATTTTAAAGGAAATGCCATAGCATATGGTACTTTTAGAAATTCAAACCTTGTAAAAGTTGGAACAATTACTTGTAGCGGCACAAATGTATGGTGGAGTTCTGAAAGCTTATTCCAAAATAGTCGAAACCTAGAAGAAGTAGAATGTGTAAACATGACTGGTGCTAATAGTACTACAAACTGGTTCGCTAGCTGCCCTAAATTAAAAAGAGTAGGAACAATAAATGTAAATGCTAAAAATATAAATCAAATGTATGCTTATTGCCCTCAATTAACTGAATTGGCATTACCTACTTTAACTAGCTTAGAGAGAATGAGTGGATTTGTTAGAGGTTGCACATCTTTAACAGAATTACATCTTGAAGAAATAACAGAAAGTACTCCTTTACAATATATGGATTGGGCATTTAGAGATTGTCCTAATTTAACTTCTGTAACTATTGGGGGAGCTAATTTACCCGCAACAGTAATAACAATGGAAGGAACATATTATGGAGATAAATCATTAACAAATGTAATTCCATTACCTACTGATTTTAATGATAAATGTAATATGCGTTCTTGTTGCTATGGTTGCTCTTCATTAACAGATGATAATATTTACAAAACTCTTCCTTATAATGTAAATAATATGGATTATATTTATTATGGTTGTCATGGTTTAATAAATCCATCTATAGTAGTTAACTCTGATAGAACAAGTTCTCAATATTGTTTTGAAGGATGTGCGAATATGAAATCTATTAGAGCAGAATTTAATGGAACATATTCTTATGGATTTTATAGTTTTTGTAATAATTGTGGAGAGCTTACAGATGCTTATATTAAATTCCCTTACTCATTATATTTTAATGACGATGCACAAACTTGCTCTGAAAACAGAAATATATTTGCTTATTGTAGAAAATTAGTAAATGTAGAATTAGATATGACTAGACTAGAAAGTAAAGCAGATTTTGGTGGCATGTTTAGACAAGATAAGTACATTGAATCAATAAAAGGAATAGATTTAAGTAATCTTCATAGAGATGATAGAAACTCAAATTATAATGAATGGTATTTAACTTATGATACATCTTTTGAATTTATGAAGGATTGGGTATTTGCTACTGATGAAGAAGGAAATACTAAAAAGCTAACAAGTTCATATAAGATGTATAATTTAGAATTAACTCCTACTGCTACTATAGAATCTCTTATGAATGGTTTAGGAACAGTACAAGCAGAAACACTAACATTAGGTAAGGCAACATTAGAAAGATTATCAGAAGCTCAAATAGCAGATGCGGTAGCAAAAGGTTGGACTTTAGCGTAGGTGATTATATGAATAATATAGAGATAATAGAAAAAGAAGGTTATAGAATATTAAAACCAAAAGAAGGTTATGTGATTTATAAAGATGGAGAGATTTATGAAGGGAATGTGATACTAGGAGTCAATGCGGCTCCTAGTGCTTATTCTGTCATTGAAGATGTTAATTATAAAGAGATAGAAAAAAAGATTGAAGAAGCTGATCCACTTAAAGAATTAAAAGAGCAGCGAATTGAATTAAGTAAAAATAATTTAGCACAATATCTTAAAGATAATCCTCTATTTTCTACTGTTAAATATGAAGAAGGAAGATATTACAATGTGACGATGGAAAAACAACAACTGTTAACAAGTACTTTACTTTCATATCAATTAGATAATATATTTGGAACAGAATCGAATTTGAAATGGAATGATACAAAGAATGTTTGTGAATCTTATTCTTTTGAGCAGTTAGGAAGATTATCTAAAGAGATAAAATTATATGTTGAGCCATTAGTAGAAAAACAACAACAGATAGAAGTTAAAATTAGAAATTGTAAGACGGAAGAAGAAGTATTTAGTATTAAATTAGACTTTGAAGGAGTTGATTAGATGAAAGAGTTGATTGATTATTTTAACGAGAGATATACTAACAAAAGAGAATATATTTGTAAAGATTTAAAACCTGTTAAATTATTAAATGCCGATGAATATGATGATTTTAGAAATGATGCTGGTTTAATAAGTCCACAAGAAATTCATTATTATCCATTATTTAAAGTGCCAAAAATAAAAGATAATAGACCGATATCTATTGGTTATATTTTAAAAACAGACGGGGAAGTTTATGAAGGAATTATGAAACAGAGTGTAAGAAACGGGCATAAGGTAAATGGATATAACGATAATTCTGTTATGATTATAATAAAGGGAGATGAGATTGTTTTAAGAACAAATGGTATATCTATAAACGAAAATAACTGTTCTTTAACATTATATATAAATTCTCTTGAGTTGCCTAAGTTAGAATATCCTAAAAATAAAATGGATATGTATAGAGCATATAATTTTATATTTACTGTAAATAATTATATTAACGATGATAGCTTATGTGATTATATAGACGAGACTATTCTCCCATTTCCTAAAAATATAGACGAAATAGACTTATATTGTGACTCAATCCCATTTCCAATATCTGTGGATAAAAATCAATATTTTTTAACTCAAAAAGATAATTATTATACAGTATTAGATGCAATAAAAAAGGGTAAATCTATATATATGGGAGTTGACGGAATCTTACCTTATTGGAAAATAAATAAAGAAGAAAAGAAAATAATTTTAAAATCTTCCTGTTTAGGACTTTTAGCAGAAGCATCTGAAAATAGTATTTTAATGGGTCAAATACCGCAATAAAGAAAGGAGTTTAAATATGAACGAATTAATTAAACTATATAATAAAAAATATTCTAAAATAGAATACCCAAAAACTAAAACAGACTTTTATTATGTTTACTTATTTTTACAAAATAAAATAAATGAATATGATGATGATGAATTGAGAAAATTATTTGAGAAAATAGAAGTACCAAAACCAACAACTCTTAAAGAATTAGACATATATAGAGAATGTGTTGATTATATTGATAATATTAGAATCTCTAAAACGGGAAATAAATACATTGAAAATTTATATGATTCATATTATGCATATGGATATCATCAAGTTTATGAAAGAAATGGCGTATTGTATTATTATCTTGAAGGAGAAAAGGAACAATGAATAAAATAATAAATAAATATAACGAGTTATTCGGTGGCATATTTTATCTTCCGTACCCAAAAACAGACTTACAAATATTAAAAACATATAAATTCTTATCTCGTATACAAAATGATGAAATACAAGAAATGTTAAAAGATGTTAAATTGCCTAAAATAGATTCATGGAAAGATTATTTTTCTTTAAATGAAGATGGAAATGAATATTACACTATAAGTATACCAAAAGAAGAATGGGAAGATGAAATAGATGAAATAGCAGAAGCTATAAGAAAAGGTAAAATTATTTTAGTGGAAAACGATGAGGATATAATATGTACTGCTGAAAGTGTGGAAATAAGATTAGAAGATAAAGCGATAAATATTTATACTAGAGATGGAGTATATGGTAACGCACCTGTATAGGAGTTGATTAAATGAATGAATTAATTAAATACTTTAACACAAATTATGGAAAAGAATACGGTAAGATAGCATATCCTAGAACAACAATCCAAATATATCAAGCATATCAATCAATAAAGGATTGCAATATATCAGATACATATTTAATTTCATTACTTAAAGAATGTGTCTTACCTAAACCTAGAAATATAACTGAAAGAGAATTTTATTCTGAATGTTTAAACTATGAAAACGAAACATTAGATAAAATGCTTTATTATGGATTAGTAGTAGATGCTTTAATGTTATCTGACGGAACATATTTATCAGATGAAAATAATAAATTAATAGAAATTTAGGAGATGATACAATGAATGATTTAAGAACAAAAGTAACAGATTTACCATTATTAGAAGATAAAGAACAAGTCGATACTGTGTTGGCTTTAGGGAAAGATGGTAAGATGTATAGAATTGATGGAAGTAATATTGGTGGTGGAAGTAAATTAACTCCTATAAAATGTCAATATGTAAATCATGATGGTTATTGTGAACTAAGAATAAAGGATACAGAATCAATAAATAATCTTTTAGAAACAGGTGGAGCGATTCATGTTTTTGTAATCCAAAGAAATTTTTCATATAAAGATATCGAATTGAATTTTGTTACATTAAAAACACCTTCCGGACCACCTCAAGGAACGAGTCCTCAAAGTCTTTCTGCGCTTTCATATAAACCTGTTAATGTCAATTTGATTTATGGTAGAACTCTTATAGGAATCTCTTTAACTCAAATAGATTTAGATTATATATTGGTTTTAGAGCTTCATGATAATAATATACAAGATGTGGCAGATGAGTCTTTAGATGATTCTTACAGATATTCTTTAAAACTTTATATGATTAAAATATCCGATATTCAAGGAGCATTAGAAGAATTGTCTAAGGAAAATGTAAATGATGATTCAGAATATCTTCAAAATTATGATTCTCCTAATGATATAGTATACGGACATTTTATAACTTATAATGTTTATTTCTACATGATTTTAAATGTTTTTATGGAAGATAAATCTGTATTGAGTCAGCCTTGTTTAGTAGAAATTTCTGAACAATCCCCACAATAAGAGGTGATTTTATGTTAAACGAAGATATATTATTACAAGAATTAAAAAAAGATTTTAATAAAACTTTAGATCAGGTAGATAAAAAAATTAATACAGATGTTTATGATATATTACCTTGTTATGTAAAAAAGAAATTAATTTTAAAAATAACAAAAGAAGAATTAATAAATAGAACATGGAATATGTCAAATAATTATCGTTATACTTATTTTAATAAACATTTAGAAATTGATACAAATAAAAAATACTATATAAAATTTTTAAATCAACAATTTTTTATGTATCCACAACTAACTCCTTGGGGGACAGCTCTTTACCATGAAGATTCTATTGGAGAAATTAATATATATCCTAATTCATATTATGACATCGAGCAAGAAGATACGATAATTAATGAAGAGTATTTTGAAATAGATTTAACAGATGGGTATGTTGATATTAAAACAGATTTAGAAATATATGAAATTATAGAACTAAAGAAAATTGATACAGAATTAATGCCTGAAACTATTCATTTAGGAAATAAAGACGGTTATATATCAATTTCTCCTAATCATATTGATTTAGATGGATGTTTTGTGGCTAATAAATCACAAAAATATTTAAACATTAAAAAACCTATAAAATTTTCTGACACTATATCTGATAACGATGATAGTAATATTTTAGTTAATAAAAAATATGTTGATTCTAAGGAAGATTATACATTAAGAGAAGTATTTAATACAGATGTAAGTAAATCTGCTATTGATGATTTTTTTTCTAATTCTTCTATGTCTACGCATACATGGATTATAAATAGCGCACGAATAGAAGGATTAGCTTATCAAAACATGGACTATTATCTTCAAATAAATAAAGGAAGAACTTATCGACTATATCATTCTTATAGAGGAGACTTAGAATATCTTCATACTTCAATGGTTATGTATATTGATAAAGAAAAAGATTTAAAATTATATATATATGTAGTAGCAAGTAAAGAAAATACAAAACTTGTATTTCAAAAAAATAAAACTACATCTTTTAATTGTACTTGTGAAAGTATATTCCATTCTATTAATCTTTCTTTATCAATAAGCTTGTATGAAATAGATAAAAACTTTAAAATTCAAAATGGGGTTTATTTACCAGCAAGTGCAACAATTTCTGATTCACTTCAAGTAGGTACGAATTACGATAATTCTAATGGGAAAATTCAAGGGGATAGAAGCCTTTCTGTTGGAGAAAGAACCGTTGCTCGTGGAACTAATAGTGCTGCCATAGGAATGTGTGTAGAATCAAATTCAGCAGGACAACTTGCTTTTGGGGCATATAATAACATAAATGAAGATGATAGATATACTTTAATCGTTGGGAATGGGACAGGAGAAAGTCATCGTTCTAATGCACATACATTAGATTGGAATGGTAACGCATGGTTTAAAAAGGATGTTTATGTCGGAGGAAATAATCAAGATGAAGGAAATAAATTATTAAGTACAAAAGATATATCATTTAATGATGCGGGAGAATTAGTGGTCACTATAAATGGTGTAACAAAAACATTTGTACCTAAATCAGAGTAGAGATTGTTCTCTGCTCTTTTTATTTTAACAAGGAGATGATTTTATGGTTCAAAAACCAAAAATAATAGAAAAATTTATGAAATTTAATAAATACGGTAGACCCGGAATTAAATTAAATTATACTAAAGTGGCAATACACTACACAGGTCAAGCAGATGTTCCGGGAAAAAATACAGTTAGCTATTTTAACAATGTTGTGGCAAACGGATATAAAGTAAACGGAAGATATATCTACGCATCTGCTCATTTTGTAATTGACCTAGACGGAACAATATATCAATTAATCCCATTGAATGAAATGTGTTATTGTACTAATAGTGCTAATTCTTATGCTGTTGGAGTTGAAGTGGCAACCACAGGTAAGGATAACCATTATACAGATGCTACATATAAAGCTATGGTACATCTTTGTGCTTGGTTGTGCGCAAATAAAGGGTTAAACCCTAAGAAAGACATAATTAGACACACAGATGTTGTTGGTAGAGCATATAAATTGTGTCCAATTTACATGGTTTTAAATCCAAAAAAATACGAACAATTTAGATTAGATTGTTACAATTTAAAGGCAGGTAAAATAAAACTATCTGACATCGTAAACTGTACTAATGGTAAAGGTAATGTTACTCAAATTCCTAATACTACAACTACTAAAACAAAATATTTAAGAGTTCTTAAAGATGTTAATATACATAAAACTCCTGATTTCAATTCTTCTTCTGTGATTGGAGAGGTTAAAGCAGGAACTTGTGTAACTATAGTGAAAGAAGTTACTGATACTGGTTGTGGTACGCATATGTATTTAGTTAAAGCAGGCTATTATATAACTGCTAGTAGTAAATATGTAGAAGTATTCGAAAGATAGGTGAAATAATGAATAAATTAATTAAATATTTTAATAAAAATTATGGGAAAGAATATAGAAAGATTTCTTTCCCAAGAACAACAATGCAGATATACCAAGTTTATCAAATAATTAAAGACTATAATATTGAAGATAATGAATTAACTAAATTATTACATAGTATTAAATTACCTAAACCTAAAACAATGGAAGAAATGGAAATGTATTCAGAATGTATTAATGACGGAATACCTCGAAATAAAATGATGCCACAAATATTAAATGAATATACTATTGAGCTAACCGCAGATGAATTAAATAATTTAGAATATTATGAAAGTATGGTTGGGAACTATAGGGTACTAGATTTTTCTAAATACGATATAGATTTTCAAAAGTTAAATAAATTTGTTATTTATATAGGGATAGATTTTGATTCCTTATATCGAGTACAAGATTCTACTTCTTATGATTCTGTTTATTACGATTCAAACGGTATAAAATATTATACTAATACATTAGATAATAAAATGAGTATTTATTCGTCTAATGAATTTCCTCAAGGAAGAATTATTAAAATTTTTGAAATTACAGATTATATTAGCGATATATATATAACTCCAAAAGACAATATTGTAATTGGAGGATTCGCTTATAATAATAGTATTGCTGTTGGTGAAGGAGCAATAGCCTCAAGTCGTAATTCTATTGCTATTGGGAGGGATTTAACTGCTGATGGGAATTGTTCTTGCGCTCAAGGTTCTTATAATTTAGCTTATGGAGAGGATTCCCATGCAGAAGGACGAAATACAGTCGCTAGAGGAGATTATTCTCATGCAGAAGGAAGTTGTACAGAAACCTATACTATGGCTTATGCATCTCATGCAGAAGGGTTTAGTACTAAAGCATCATCAAATTATCAACACGTTCAAGGTAAATATAATATAGAGGATGCTAATGATAAGTATGCCCACATAGTTGGTAATGGTACTGATGATACAGAAAGAAGTAATGCTTATACTCTTGATTGGAAAGGCAATGCTTGGTTCGCAGGCGATGTATATGTCAAAGGCGATAATCAAAATAATGGTAAAAAATTATTAAGTACTAACGATATATATATTAATTCTGACGGAGAGTTAGTAGTAACTATAAACGGAGTAACAAAAACATTTACACCTAAAGCATAAAAATCAATTGAAAGGGGTTATTATTTTAAGGAGTTGATTAAATGAACAAGTTAATTAAATACTTTAATAATAAATATAGTAAGGGATATGGTAAAATCTCTTATCCTAGAACGACAATTCAAATATACAGAGTATATCAAACAATTAAATCTTACGGAATAAATGATAAAGAATTAATTAAACTACTTCATAATGTTAAATTGCCTACACCTAAAAATACAGAAGAATGGGAAATGTATGTATGCTGTTTATATAACAAAGACGATAGTGAAATTAATGATAGTATTCCATGTGAGACAAAAGTTGAAGAAGGTAAATTATATTTACTTAAAGAAAGTGGAGAGAAAATAGATCAGGGGACTGAATTACCAACTATACAAGAACAAATAGGTGAAAATAAAACTATACAAATATTCACAGACTTAGCGACTACAGAAGTATCATTTGATGCAGGCAGTACTATTCTTCAATCTTTAGACACTCTTATAGATACAGTTGATATTCAAATAAATCAAGTGTTTAGAGGACAAAGTAGAGCTAAAGATAATCCTATAAGCGGTAATTGTGAAATACAAATAGAAATTCTTAAAGTAGAATCAATGAGTGGTGCTAGGGATATTGTTTGTCAAGTAACTTTAACATCTACTACTAATTCCCCTTATAAATGGATTATGTTGACTAGAAGAATGGGGGATGACAAGATTTCTGAAATTAGTGTTCCTTTAACTCCTATGCTGTTTACTGGAGAAAACCCTGTATTTACTGGCAGTATGAGTATGAATAGGAAAGAAGGAACAACTATAGGAGAATATAGTGTTGCTATTGGGAAAATCGTTGAAGCGTCAGGAGGATGTTCTTATGCAGAAGGTAAGAATACAACTGCTAGTGGATGGGCATCTCATGCAGAAGGAGAGGAAACGAAAGCTAAGGGGCAAACTTCTCATGCAGAAGGAGAGGGAACAAACGCTTATGGAAAAGCATCTCATGTAGAAGGTAGTTTTACGACTGCTTCATCAGATTATCAACACGTTCAAGGTAAATATAATATAGAAGATAAAAGTAGTAAATACGCTCACATAGTTGGTAACGGCAAAAGTGGCATGGAAAGAAGTAATGCTCACACATTAGATTGGAATGGTAATGCTTGGTTTGCAGGCAAGTTAACACAAGAAGGTACGCCAACAGAAGATAAAGATTTGATAACTAAAAAATATTTTGATGATAATATAACAGCTGGAACAAGTGAAGATATAACAGATGAAGAATTTGAAAATGCATTAACAGAGAATGGTATTTCAATTTTATATAGTGTTTCTAATCAAGGCGTAGCATTAATGCCTCCAATTATAGGAGTAGAAAAAGGGAAAAATTTTGAATTTACATTTAGCGGAAAAACTTTAAGAGTAAATAAAGTAGAAATGAACGGTGTAGACATAACTTCTAATGAAGGTGTTGTAACAATGAACACTTCATCTTCACCAAAAACTGCAACTATAAAAATTGAAAATGTAACTGGAGATATAATTTTAAGTGTAGATACAAATTATCCAGTATAGGAAGGTGATTTTATGAATTTAAAACAAATAAATTTTTTAATAAGAGGATTGAAACAATATATTTTTAATGAAAAAAATGATTTACACAATGATTTATATACCGAAATAACTGAACACAATAGTTCAAACGAATCTCATAGTGACATTAGAACTCTTATAGCAAATCTAACAACTAAATTAAATACACTTGCTGATTCAGATGATGAAACATTAGATCAGCTATCAGAAATAGTTACATATATAAAAAATAATAAATCTTTAATTGACGGGGTCACTACAAGTAAGGTAAATGTTTCAGATATAATTGATAATTTAACAACAGAAACTACGAATAAACCTTTATCGGCTAAACAAGGTAAGATATTAAAAGGTTTGATTGATGCAATAACTGTACCTACTAAAGTAAGTGAATTGACTAATGATAGCAAGTTTTTAACTACTATTCCTGATGAATATATTACTGAAACAGAGTTAACTTCTAAAGGATATTTAACAGAGCACCAATCTTTAAAAGGATATGCAACTGAAACATATGTAAATAATAAAATTCCTCAATTATCATTCAATGATAATGGAGAATTAATAGTAACTATAAATGGTGTTTCTAAAACATTTGTTCCTAAATCAGAATAATTAATAGATATATAAACAAATTACCCCTCTAGTCTTATGACTAGGGGGGGTTATTTTTATTTATAGTCCAATTTAAATGGATTTTTTTTAAAAAGTAGTTGTATTTTTTGAATATCTATCATATAATAATATCAGAAAGGGCAAAAAGTCCTATTTAAATGATATGGAGGGTTAATATGAATAATGTAAGTATATGCGGTGCCGACATAGGCAATATAACAAGTATATTTTTAGGAGATAAAAGTAACGATGCTTTAATCGTAGAAAGTAGAATAGAAAAATATTCTATTATTAAAGAACTTGGGGATAATGAAATATTCGAAACAGACGATAAATGGATAGTTAATCAAGGGGAATTTAAAAATGAACATTTAAAATTTGAAAAAGATAATTTCTTTGATTTACTTTATTATGGTCTTGCTAAAGTAAGTAAATACAATAGAATTAAACTTGTATTAGGAATTCCTGCGGGACAATATAATGAATATGGTGAAGTATTAAAAGCATTAGTAAAACAAAATAACATGAAAAAGATAACTATTGGATCAGGTAAGAATAAAGTTACTAGAACTATCTATATAGAAGATGTAGCAATTCGTCCTGAAGGTTATGGAATTAAAAATTTAAAATCTGTAAATAAAGCACAAATAGAAGCCAAATCACTTATAGTAGATATAGGAGGAGGAACAACTGATATTTCTATATTTAATGAAAAAAATAAATTTGTAGATGGAGAATCTTTAGATATAGGATTATTAGAGCTATATCATAATGTAAAGAAATATATTTCTATGAAATATTGCAAAATTAGTCTTGAAGATGCTAAAAAAGTATTTGACGGAGAAATTAAAATGATTAATATAAAAGATTACTCTTTCCTTAAAGATTTCCAAGATGCCTTTATGAATAAATTATTAAATGAATTTAAAGGAAGTTTCCCAAGTGCTGCTTCATGTAATTTAATTTTAGCAGGAGGTGGAGCAAACACAGGCGATGAATACTTCAAAAAAGAATATCCTCAAACAATATTAGTAGATGATATTACGGTTAATGCGAGAGCTTTCCGTTTAATGGGGTTAAAGAAATGGCAAAAATAAAAGAAGTTAGAATAAGATTTTATGAAAATGAAATAGAATTATATGAATATATAAATTCTAAAAGAAGTGCATCTGGATTTCTTAAAGATTTAGCGGAAATAGAAAGGAAACGAGAACAAAATTATGTAAACAATAATATAGATATAAATATATTATTAGAGAAGATAGCAGGATTAAATATTCCTTCTTCTACAAGTTCTTCGGCAGTAGAAGAAGAAAACGTAGAAGAAGAAACTGATTTAAATAGTTTTATAGATGATTTTGATGATGAATTTGATGATGAATTTGATGATTGACAAAATTATTATAATGTTATATAATTTAATTATAGTTCGATATTTTTATATATATAACCACCGTAACCCTAATTACAGATTATGAGCTTAGACTAATAATATCTTACTCACGGTGGTTATTTTTTTTAATGGAGGATACAAATGGAAGAAAAAAATCCTTATGAGATTCCCATTGTCCCTCGACAACATCAAATTAAAGTTGAGGAAGCAAGAGAATTAAGACTAATTGACTTATTTATTGATGAAGGTAATCATGAGAAACAATTAAGTCGAGCAGACCTTATTCTTATTTATTCGCTATATGAAGATGGCTTAACTGAATTTTTAAATGATTATTTGGACTATGTAGAGAGAGAAGTAGAAACAAAGGGGTACAGGGTTGTCAATAAACCTCACTTTTATCTCAAATCAACAGTAGGATAATCACTCTATTTTTTAGGGTGATTATTTTTTTTATTTTTTTTCATAAAAAGTGTAATATTTTCCATACTTTTTCATATAATATAACAAAAGGAGGGAAAAGTAATGAAGGGAAATAAGACGGTTATAAATGTAAGTTTTAAAAATAATATGGAGGATAAGTTATTATTCTCATGGTTAGAAGATAAATTTTCAGAGTACGGCAATAAAAGTAATTATATAAAATATATTTTAAGAAAAGAAATGTTATCTGAATCAAAAGAGTTTGCTCAAGTAATCAAATAAAAGAGAAAGAGCGAACCAAAATAATGCTTTATCCAAATTAATCACCTCGGTTATTCATAATTTATTATTAGTATCGTCTAAAAGGGGGAATTTATACATGAAATCTTATACTTTTAAGGAATACAGACAAATGATAGATAATGAATATTCTACTATAGAAAAATGTTTAAATATCTTAAAGAAAAACAAAAAGGAATACAAAAGATTAGTTATATTAATAGCTATATTAATGCACAAAGGATTATTTTGTTATGGCGCTACTACGGAAATGGAAATATCTAATACAGCAACACAAATATTAAATTTATTAATGATATTTGCTCGATATGGCTGTATGTGTATGGGTATAAAAAGTATAATAGAAAATGCACTTCAAGGAGCTAATTTCCGTCAAGCTACAAACTCAGGTATCCAATATTTTTTAATTTATATACTTTTATCATTCTACCCAAAATTATTCACAATGATTAAATTATAAGGAGGGTATATTATGGGAGATAAATTAGATAGATTAATAGATATTTTAGATAATTTTTTACATCCGATAGATTTTTTACAAGAAACTGGCTATAAATTATTAATAGCTATACAAGAATATTCACTTAACGTATGTTTAATAGCGGGATTTATTGCACTTATACTATATGTATTCGGCTATGAAAAAGGAAAACGTTGGGCATTTATGTTACCTTGTATATATATAATTTTAAACATTATCATAGGAGCATTAACAAATGCGTAAGAGTATTCCTATCTCTAAGTATTTTGAAATTAAAAATCAAGAATATATATATTTAAAGTTAATCCCAACAAAATCAATCAGAAACAATAGAACGTTTACTATTCTATATCTTGTTAACAAAATGTTTGTTAATATAAATAAACTTATACAAATCGAAAATAAAAAAGTTATTATAAAAACACAATTCAAAGCAAGCTACTATATACACATCACAAATGATAAAATCAATTTTTATTTTATCGTACCTAAATTATTCTACTCTAAATTTAAAGTTAAATTTAAAGAAGTATGGAAATCCGTAGAGATAAAAGAAGTCAATAGTTTACCTATAATAAAAGGCGGATCTAAATATCAACTCGTTTATAAAAATAGGGATTTCTTATCTAGTAATACAGACATGAGAAACAATGATTTGTTAAACGCAAATATGAATATAGTTGAATTACTTCAAGACGAAGAAGAAGCAAGCATACTTTATAACTTTATTCCAGTATCAGAAAAACAATCAAACTATTTTAGGGCATCTTGTCAAAAATTTATAAAAGAATATAAAAACACTTCTGTAAAATATACTTCAAATAAGATGGTAAATATTATTATTAAAATATTGGATTTTACTGTAGATTTCTTTAATTCGACTTTAGATTTAATGTTTGGAGTAAAACAAGACAAATCCGAAAGAGTTGTTAATTTTGATTCTTTAAGCAATAACACTCTAAAGAAGGGAATGAGTGATTTATGTAAGACTCAAATTTTAATTTCTACAAAAGGGGGAAGTAAAAGAAGAGATAAAATTATAGCAGATGCTATTGTAAATTCTTATGGGGAAGTAAAAGATGATAATGAATTTATATATAGAAGGGTAAAGAAAGAAGTGGATATTTTAAAACCTGTGTTAAGTAATGTGAATCAATTAAATACATCTGTGTATGAATGTAGCAATTTTATTGCTCTTCCGGGAGAAGAATTAATTCAACAATTCCCAAATATAGAACATAATAGTGTATACAATAAAGAATTCCCAAAATGTTTATCTAATGGAGATATTCTTATAGGAACATCTTTAAAAAATAAGCCTATTTATTATTCTACAGATAAAGAATTAAGTCGTCTAGGAAGAGTTCTGATGGGCGGAATGGGCTGTGGTAAAACTTATTACATGATGAATCTCGCTAAATCTATAATAGCTAAAGGAGATGGTCTAGTAGTGTTAGATACTATTCGAGACTGCAATCTATCAGAAACCATAAAAAAGGTAACTCCTAAAGATAAACTTATAGAAATTGATTGTAGTGATTATAATCAATTACAAGGTTTTTGCTTTAATGAATTAACCTGTAATGATAATGAGGATAAGTATAGAAAATTAGCTAAATGTATGGAAAAAGCTACACAATTACACATCTTATTAAATACTATTAACGCAGATACTAAATTAACTCCTAGAATGTTGAGATATTTTTATTCTGCTTGTACGGTAGCCTTTTATAAAGATTTCAATGCCAGTTTTAAAGATGTAATAGGCATACTTATGTACCCTGATGTAAGAAGAAATGCTTTAGAATGGCTTTCAGAGGGTCAAAAAAAATTACTTGAGGATGAAATAAATGATTTAAATGAATTAGATAAAGAAAATAAAAATGGAGAAGTGGAGAACTACGATAGTAAGATTGACGGTATAATAGATAGAGTGAGCTTATTAAAAACTAATTTATATACTAAATTGGCTTTTAATAAATCGGCAGAAGAGAATATAAATTTCGTAGAAGCATTAAATGAAAATAAAGTTATATTAATAAAGGCTAGGGAAGAGGATTTTACTAATAGAAATATTAGAGATTTAATTGCCACATTTTATTTAAGTAAAGTATGGTTATCAAAACAGATCAGCTCAAACACTAGAACAGAAATATTCTTTGATGAAATTAACTTATTCCCAACAGCACAAACAATTCTTCAAGATATATTAACTGAATGTAGAAAATATTCTTTTATACCTACAATAAGTTTACATTTCCTTAATCAATGTAATAGAAAATGTAAAGATGCGATTTTAAGCAGCGGTTGTAGTTTTATTCTTCTTGCAGGAGCGGATATAAAGTGTTTTGAAGAATTAAAAGGATTATTCTATAAGGAAGGGTATACAGAGACGGATATGCTTAATTTGAAGCGATTTCATGCATTATGTTTGGTTAGGAATGAAGAGAAAGGATATTCTTCTTTTATCGTAAAATTACCAAAATAATTATTGACAAAATTTGGATTTTAATGTATTATATAAGAGTGTTTTAAATTTGTATATGGTTTATATAGATAGTTTGATTAGCCATTGACCATTTTCTATAAAAATGCGTTATATCTATATAAACCTTTTTAACCCAAAATAAGAGCCAAAACCTCGGCTCTTATTTCTTTTTTGTATAATTTTATATACTTTTATATACTTTTTAAAAATGCCCATATCCTACCCAAATTGCTATATTCGATATGAACATTCCGCATATATTCCAGTTAGCTATTTTATAGCTATTACATATATGCTACATATATCATAGCATATGCAAAACGGTATCAAAAATATTCCAATTTAACAAAATTTTAATAATTTTAATAATATTGTCAACTTTTTTATATCTATTCTTGTTTCAATGCTCTCTTCCAACATTCTTCACAATCTCCTTTAACATCGCAATCATCACAAATATCATTACACCAATAACAACAATTCGGAGGGCATCCATCTATTAAAGAATAAAATTTCTCAAAAGATATTTCTTTATTAAAATATTTTTTAATTGCCTCATAATTTTGTCTATAAGCATCTATATCTGATATATCGCTATAAATACTAAATCTCATATTTTCGTATTCTCTTAATATTTTTTTCATTTTATTATTCTCCTATTCTTCTATTTTAATAATATAATCCATTAATCCATATCCACCATGACCATCTACATATTTTATCTTTTTAGATAATATTTTAGATGTGAATTTATTATCTAATAATTTACCTTTAGAATATTCACATTTTTCTATTATTCCTAATACTTTTATGTAACCCCATTCATTAGGTCTTTCTTTAAGTACCTGATCAATAAATTCACCTATAGTATATGTTTTATCTAAATATATAAAATATAAACTGGTACTATCACCATAAGTCTCGCCTATTTTGAATTCCATATAATTCTCCTACTCTTGTGTTTCATATTTTATCATATCTATAACGTATTTCTCAGGTATAGTAGTTACTTCTATAATATCCATAACTTCAACAAAAATACCTATTCCTGAAATAGCTAACCAAATACATAAAGCTATTGGAGCAAGAGCCGCTATATCCTCTTGTTTCACAAATTTTACAGTTAAATATAATATTATTGATACTATAACGAATAGAAGAATATATGCAATACTTGTATATATTTCGTATTTAGCAATTCTATTCATTAAGTCTTGGAGATATGGTAAGACATTTGTCGAACTCCAGTCTATAGCAATGCCAAATTTATCTCCTAAATGATTTAATACTTTAATTATTTCATCGCCCATAATTACCTCCTACTAAATCTCTTCAAATCTATATTTTTGTTTTATATTTGGATATTTTTCTTTATCTACAAGACTCATAAACATATCATATGGTCTAACATAGATTTTGAAATCATCATATAAAGCCATGTATATTACTAAATTACCGTCCCAATCACTTTTAAAATGTCTATACATTGTATCTTTATAATCTGTTGTAATAAGTACATTTATAAAACTTTCTTTTTCTGTATGTATTACGGGCATGATTTGGTCCGCAACAATCGCAAAAGAAAATTCTTCCGATATTGGAGTTGATACTCCTAATACCATATACTCTTTTTCTTTAAAATGTTTATATTTTGTTAAAAGTTTTAGTTTTCTCATATTTCACTCCTGTTTATATTCTTTATAATATTTAATTAATATTCTTATTAAATATCCTACGGCATAGCAGAATATGAATAATAATACTATTAATAATATTATTATTCCTAATGAGGTATTGCATACAAATACCCCTAATAAAGTAAGCAAAGCTGAGAATATAATACCAACCAATAAATTTTTTACAAATTCAAGTATTTTATTTTTCATATTTTACTCCTGCTTATAATTTTTAAATTGTTCTTCTAATAATTCTTTAAGAATAAGTAATTCTTTATATGAATCTTCATTTATTTTCATTCTAAAATATTCAGAATCAGATATATTTCCATTAGAACTTACAAAGTGTTCTTCTTGATTTATCTCTCTTAATTCTTTAATAACTAATTCATGTAATATATATAATTGTTTTTTAGTCATATTATTTAGTGCCTGTACTACCTATACCTTGTCTATCTTTGTTACCTAAAGTATCTACTTTTATAAATGTAGGCATCTCCATAGCATCGGTAATTTCAAACTGGCATATTTTATCTCCTTTTCTTATAAATGTACCATATTGTTTTTTAGAATAAAATTCGTCAACAGGTACGGAAACTTCATCTTTAGGGTTAATACATACAAGAGGTGCTAACCATTCATCATTATCTCCACAATATGTTTCATCTATAATTCCAACACTATTTGCCAACATACAACCCCAAGTTTTAAATGTGCTGCTTCTAGGATGTAATTTAGCTATTTTACCTTTAGGTAATTCCATAGCAAATCCTAGACGAACTAATTCCATTTCAAATTGAGGGATAAATATATTTTCATTTGAATATACATCTATCATATTTCCTTTAGGATTTATTTCTAATTCTTTTGCTCCTTCAAAATATTTTATTTTTATATCCATATTACCACTCCATTCTAAATTATTTTTATGCTGATCTAATTGCTCTTTAAAAAATTTTTTTTTAAATTTTGATATATAATCATAATCATCAAATTCAAATCTATTCATATATTTTCTCCTTAAATTATTTTGCCAAAGTCATTGCATCAGGATACCAAAAATATCTTCCATTATCTATATCTAATTTAAAGTTTATTGGGTCGTATTTGGCACATAATTTTGTTATAGTAGCAACACGACCTGCGTATTGAATCATACCATCTGCTACATCCGTATACTTATTAGATAAATCCTCTGCTATTTTAACCTTGTCTCCTACTTGAAGAATTTTTATTTCCATATTACCCTCTCCTTTCAATATTATCAAACCCCTCTGATATATGCGGCGGTTCAAAATTTTCGAACCCATTAAATATAAAATGTGATGACGGGAATTTTTTCTTAAAATAAACGCAATTAATTTCAATATTTTTAACATTTTCTTTTACATAAGAAATTATATCTACTCTACCCTTTTTAGTGATATTTGATTCATCATAAATAACAGTATGACCTTTATTTAAATTTTCCACTATTTGCTGTTTTGCTTTATTAACTATAAAATTAGATTTATTATCAGTCAATCTTTTTAAATATCCATATTCTTGTATTTCTAAAATGTCATAAGAAACAATTATTGTATCATTATTATTCCACAAATATTGTTTGGCATAGCTTGATTTACCAGTACGGGGCAACCCTACAAGCATTATAAACTTGCTCATTTATTCACCTCCTCATATAAATTGCAAGATACTGAATGGAAACTTCTACACTTTCTTTTAATACATACCCGTCCTGAAGGCTTAGAGGAATCATAATACTTACAAAATCCACAACTTTTAGTATTTACATTCCATTCTTTAGCCTTCAAACAGATATTTAAAGCATCCAATATTTCACAATCACTACATTTAGAATTTTCACAATATTCTTTTAATTCCGTAAGTGACCAATATACATTCATATTAATCTATATCTTCGCAATATTGACAACCATCACAATCTAAGCATTCTCCAAATCCATCAATAAATATATTATCACTACATTCATTAAAGATTACCTCTTCATCATATATATCAAATAAATCATCAAACCAACAATTGAAATAATTACACCATTTCATATCTATCACTCCTTTCTATATTTATATTATATCATAATATAATATTGTTGTCAAGTATTTTTATGAAATTTCTTCAAATTCAAATTTATCGAGTATGTTACTTATAATAGTAAAATATTTAAAATCTTCTTCTCCAGTAACGAGATTCTTTACTTTTAACATTTTTTGATAACCTGCATAATTATCAAGTGTAGAAGATAAAAGAATTTCATCACCTATTTTTAAATCTTTAAAAACTCTTGCTTGTGTTTTCTTTTTAATTTTTGTAACTCTTAATTTTAATCTTAATTCAAGCATATTTTACTCCTTTATATATTTTAAAATATCTAAATCATCAACCTTAATACAGTTATCTTGTAACCATTTTAAAGGAATACTTTTTCTATTATAAGTTTCTTCAAAATTTAAAAGTAATTGAGCTTTAAATAAAAAAGTTTCATTTGTCTGTCTCATTTCCACAACCATATAAACTTTATCTGTATAGTTTAAATATTCTTCTATTAATTCAAATTGATAAGGTTTTATATTAGACAAGGGGAAGGAGGTGTTATTGTTACAACTTTTGGCTTCAACAAATATTATTTCTCCATCTTTTAAACAACCACAGTAATCTAAGAACTCCGACTTACCTCTAGGGTAAGCCGTAGCAATCTTGCCTTTTACTCCTCTAATAACTACCCAATCAGTAGGTACTTTAGATATAAAGGCTAATTTATTTTTTCTATATTCATTAAATTTATTGGATAACCTGATCTCAAAGTTCTTCCCTATTTTGTTATTATTTTTTGCCATAATATTTCTCCATTTTTTTTGCAATTTCTTCCTTTCTTAATTCTTCTGCTATATCTCTGATTACATTTGGAACTTTATTCACATATATAAGGCTTAATATAGCTAATACCATAGTATAAAAATGATATATAGGTATAAAACATTTAATTATCTCTTTAAAAGAGGGCGTTCTCATACTTTTTGTTGCTTCATTTATTAATTCTTCGCTATCAAAATAAATAGAAAATATCTCTTTAGAATAATTATTTTTAGACAATTTTACACTTAATAATTTTATTAAAATTAAACAAATTAATGTTACTAAAAGATATATTAAAATTATTATTTTCATCATATTATTCTCCTTTCAAATATCTAACGTTATCAATAAACATATATAAATCTCATTTCATATTACTCGTTACATTCTTCTATTTCTTTTACGGCACTTATAACTAAACTTCTATAAGAATCATAATTTTTTTTCATTATTATAAAGCTATATGTAAATCCTATTAAAGGAAGTATATGTACTAATGGTATTAAGCAAGTAATTGCCACACTAAAAGTATTGCCAAAAGCTATTAATATGTCTTTACCTTTTTTTGTTTTCATTAACGTTTCTATAAGTTCTCTATCTTCACAAGATTTATTTATTATATATTTTCCTGTAAAAAAGCTTATTAAACTTATTGCTCCCCATATAACTATAAGAATTGTGACTAAAACTGTTATTTCCATAATGTTATTCTCCTTTTAATATTTTTTTTATTATTTTATCTATACTATTAAAGACTTCCTCTAAAGGTCTGTCTGTTCTAATTTCATAATTTACGTTAGGTTTATTTTCTACAAAATCTAATTCATCTCTTTTATATCTATCTAAAACTTCTTTTACATTAACTTTATCGTCTCTAGTCAAACTTCTGATTAACCTAGTTCTATCATTACAATCAAGCATAATTGATACTAGATTATTTTTATATTGAGATTTTTTAAATTGAGCCAATCCATGAGGATTTAATATAGTTAATACATAATCACCTTTTTCAAATTCTTCTACGACATTAGCATATCTATAGGTTACATTTTCTGATTGGATATAATAAGAAGTATGTTCAATTACTTCTCCATTTTTAAATTTTTCATCCATTTCTTCGTCAGATATAAAGTAATATTCTACTCCTTGAGTTTCTTTCTCCCTCATAGGTCTTGTAGTATAAGATATGGCTATTGGGATATTATATTTTTTACATATATGTTTTGCTATCGTATCTTTACCAGTAGCAGATGCTCCTAATAAAATTATTATTTTTTTCATAAAATCATCCTTTCTTAACAAATTCGTATAATATTTCAACTAACCTTACATTAGATTCCCAAGAAACATTTATTGCAATATAATTTTTCATATTTTTATGAATCGTACAATTTATACCATCGTTTGCCAATAGTCTCCTTGCAATTCTACCTAATTCGCCACATATTACAACCATACTTTCTTTTGGAATAGGATGTGTCCATAATGTCATTTCTATTAAAGGAAATGGTGAAGAAGTTTGAGGTGTTTTTATCCTTTTGGCTTTAATTTTTGTAACTAAAGTCCATTCATTTAAATCTATTCCTGTAGCTTCATAAAATATATTTCTTATATCATAAAACATATTTATTCTCCTTCTAAGTTGTTACTATTTGCATCTTTAAGTATAAATATGCTATCTTCGTCTCTTAAAACCGCATATTCTCCTGTATATACTAGGTCTCCACTCTTTTTTAATTTAATATATTTTTCGCTTTTAAAGAAATGTAACAATATTCTTCCATCCTTATCAAAATTAAAGAAACAACGTTCTCCTGTTAACTCTTTAAAATATTCATATTTGCTATCTACAAATAATAAAACCATAAAATCACTCCTTTTAAATTTCAATCCATATATTCAAAATAATAATCATAGTTATTATTTTTTTTAATATTTCAGACAATGTTTTTCTATTTAAACCTAATTCTTTAGCACAAGTACGAATTGACCTAAAAATAAATTCTTCTCCCGTTATTTTATGAATTGCTTTTACTTTACATTTATAAGTACTCCTATATAAACCATTATCATATGTGTGTTGAGTGTTCTTTTTGTTAGAAGTCCATTATAAGTTTTTAAAATTGTCGTTAACCTTGTTACTATCAATATGATTAATCATACAACTTTCTTCTGATTTACCTTCAACAAAAGCATCTGCAACTAACTGATGAACTCTTTTATAATGCCTTCTTTTATCTTTATACATTATTACTTGTTTATATCCAGTACTATCTACTCATTGACATAGTTCTCTTGGAGTTTTATTCATTTTAGATATAACTCTACCATCTTTTGTTATAAAATAATTTGGATATCCTTTTATTTCTTTAATCGTTTTTCGCCTATACCTTAAATAATATAACTTTATCTTCACTAATAGATTTTGGAACGTTTATAATTCTTTGATTAGATGACCCTCTTAACCTTAAAGTTAAATCTTTTTTAGTGATTTCAAATTTCCCATCAATTAAAACATCAATATTATTAAATATACCTTTTCCATATTTATTTAATAAATCTTCAAATAAATATCCTGTCCATACATAAACCATAATTGAATTATCAAATGTTTTAATTTCATTAATTATGGTTTTAACTTCCTTTATATTTTTAGGATGTAAAGGCTCACCACCTAATACACTAAAATTTCTTTTAATGTTATTAGCAGTTAATGAGCGCTTGATATATTGTAACTCTCTACCACCAAAAGGTTTCCCACCATTAAAATCCCATGTTTCTTTATTAAAGCAGCCTTCACAAAAATTATTACATCCTTGAACAAATAAAGAAACACAAACTCCTTCTCCATTTACCGAATCATTCGGTTTTATGTCTGCATATCTCATATAATCACCTTTATAAAGAGGAGGATTTCCTCCTCTATTTTTTTACAAATGTTTTACTCTATTTAAAATGTCTAAAACTCTGCCTTTTGTCCATTGATTTTCTCCAAGATAACCACAAGTTCTTCTTACAACAGAAAGTTTGCTTTGGTCATCATTATGACATTGAGGGCATATCCACACATCATTATCCAGATCGTATTCCATAACTCCATTATAATGACATTTTCCACAAACATCAGATTCAAAATTTATTTCTGCATATATATTATGGATATACATAAAATCAATAAGTTGTTCTAATGCTTTAAGATTTTTACTCATATTATAGGTTTCAACATATGATACTACTCCACCTAATGAGTGGTCTTGAAGTGTTCCCTCTAATTCTAACTTATCAAAAGCATTAATTTCTTCTCTAACATCTACATGATATGAATTAGTAATGAATCCTTTGTCTGTTATATCTTTTATTTCTCCGAATTGTTTTTTAATTTTATTAGCAAATAACCCACCTGTTGATTCTTGAGGACTTCCATATAAAGCAAATAATAAACCAGTTTCTTTTTTCCATTCTTTAGTTTTATTTTCTAAATGTTCCATTATTTGCATAGCTAACTCATAGCCTTCTTTTGTTGTATGAGATTTTCCTGTAAGATATTTAACTGCTTCATATATACCACTATAACCCAAAGATACGGTGAAATTCTTTTTAATAATAGGAAGAACTTCATCATTAGGATTTAATCTAGCAAATACTCCATGTTGCCATAAAATAGGTGCAACATTTGCTTTAACTCCTTTAAATTTATCGTATCTTAATATTCCCATTCTTTTACATAAATCTAATTTCTCATCTAATATTTCCCAAAATTTTATTATGTCTTTATTAGAAAGTATTGCAATATATGGTAAATTTATTGTTTGAACTCCTACATTTCCTCTTCCATAGAAAAATGGATTTCCTTCTTCATCTAATATAGGAGATAAAAATGAGCGACAACCCATACATGGGAAGGCATATCCGTATTTTTCTTTCATTTTTTTTACAGAAATATAATCCGGAGCCATTCTTAATGAAGTAGATTTAATTGCTAATTGTTTTAGATAGTAATATTCAGAATCGGGGTACATATTATCTTCATCTAAAAAGAATAACAGCTTAGGAAAAGTAGGAGTACTTTTAACCCCAAACTCATTTTCCATACCTTCTATTCTTTGATTTAAAAATTCTTCAATTAACATAGCGGTTTCTTTTTTATATTCAGGATTTTCATTTAAATACATACAAAGAGATATAAACGGAGATTGCCCATTAGTAGAATTCATTGTAGATATCTGATAATTAAAAGTCTGAACACTATCTTTAATTTCTTTTTTTAATCTTTTTTTTACCAATGTTTCGAGTTCTTCTTCTTTCAAACGAACACCAACTAATGCCATTTCTTCAACAACTTCTTGTCTTATTTTGTTTTCACTAACCCTTACATATGGTGCTAAATGGGACAAACTCATTGTTTGTCCTCCATATGTAAAAGAACTAATTTGTGTTGCTATTTGTGTCGCCAATGTGCTTGCAGTCCTTAAAGACTTAGGGGTTCTTATTAATTTTTTATTTATAACTGTTCCTTGTTCGAACATTTTATCTAAAGGAACTAACTCACAATTGCTTATACTTTGAATATAATAATCTAAATCATGGATATGTATAATGCCTTCATCGTGTGCTTTTACTATATCTTGAGGTATCATTTGTGTTTTTGCTATGTATTTACTTATTTCACCTGCAATCAAATCTCTTTGAGTACTAACTATTTGTCCCTGTTTATTTGAATTCTCTGTAAGAACTTCTTTGTTAGTATAATTTATTAACCCTAGAACACTTTCGTCTAAAGGATGTTGGTTTCTTATTCTATTTCTTTCTGCCCTATAAAGTATGTAAGCTTTAGCAGTATTCTTTAAACCTCTTTCCATAAGTTTAAATTCAACTAAATCTTGTATATCTTCTATATCTATATATACTTCATCAATTTCTTCGCAAACATCAGTTGCAACTATTTGAGAATCATCACATTCTTTTGTTTCAACTAATGCTTTCCTTATTGCCACCCTGATCTTTTCTTTATCAAATTCTTCAATAGAACCATTTCTTTTAATTACAAACATTGATAGCTTCATTTCCTTTCTATTTATTTTAGTTATTTTAGATTTTATTCTCATATTTTTTCCCTTAATTCATCACATTCTCTTTCTAGGATATAATAATTTTCTTGTAGCTCATCATAATTTTCTTGTAGTCTATCATAATCCCATTTTAAATCATCATATTTTCCTTCTAATTCATTGTGTTCTTTTTCTAAAAACTTCATATCTTCTTTTAAATCTATATAATCTTTTTCCATTTCTTCATATTCGTCCAATGTAACATATAAATCATTAAGTTTTTCTAATAATTGTTCTCTTGAAAGTCCGTTCATATTATCATCCTTTCTATAGTTATATTATACTCTTTTTTAATAGTGTTGTCAACTATTTTTACCAATAATTTTAAAATAAACTCTACCTATATTACCCCAATCTTTTTTTATAACAACCTCTAAAGTATACCCTAATTCTTTAGCATGATTAATAATATGTTCTATCATATTATCTATTGTTATATCTTCTACTTTAGTTATATTGGGGTAATGCTTACCTATAAAATCTAGTCTTTTCCAACGTCTATGTCCTAATTCTCCTAATGTCATTATTAATCCTTTATCTGCTATTTTTAATGCTTTTTCTAAATATGTTATACTCGCTCCAAAAGGGTCTAAGTCTACAATGTCAAATCTATCTCCTTTAGAGATTATAAAATCTAAAAATTTATCTGCATCCATATGGTACATGGCATCTATTTTTTTATCTTTATCATTAGTCACGACATTAAATTTTCTTTTTTCATAATATGAATATACACCGCAAAACACATCTAAAACAGTCACATTTTTACCTAACAAATTAATAAATTCTAAATTGCTTTCATATTTGTCTTTAAGATGTGTTTCATTATATTCATTATATCTTTTTTTAAGTCTTTTTAATTTTATTCCTGTAGCTACCTCTCCTCTATCTAAAGAAAAAGCACATTGTTTAATTGTGTAACCTTTTTTATATAAATTCCATAACCAATCCTCTTCTTCTCTAGTCCAGTCTCTACTTTTTAAATCGTAATCCTTGTGGTGCGCAATTCTTTCTTTACCTTTATATTTATTAGGCATCTTTGGTATATCCATGCTATCTCCTTCTTACCATTTAATATAATATTGTTGCTAACTTAAATAACAAAATAGTTATTCTTTTTATTAATGATTCCTATCTTTTTACTTATTCCGCTAAATAAAAATTCTTCTTCTGCTGTAAATTTTAATTGAGCTTTCGCATCTTCTGAACCATGATGTATTAAAATTCTACTACAATTAATGCCTTTCATATAAGAAATCAACTCTTTTCTTTGTATATGACCTGTAAAACTATTATATATGTTAACTTCACATTTTATAGGAGTACTTTTATTTTCTATTGTTACAGACTTAGCACCTCTTTGAATTTTGCCTCCTAGAGTTCTTTCAGAACAATATCCTATAAAACATATGCAATCTTGCTTTCTAGGTAATATATGTTTAGCATATGCAACTGAATGACCACCTGCCAACATACCTGAAGAAGAAATTATAACACAAGGGCTTTTTGTTTGTCTTGCTATTAATTCTGTTTTTTTATATTCATCAATAAAAGTAAAGTTATCCCAAGACATTACTTCTCTCCAACGGTCTAATAATTCTCCTTGTAGTGTATTTTCGTAAACCTTATTTATTTCATTAGTCAATCTTGAATCTACTATAACCTTAATATTTTTAAATTCTTCTTCGTTTTTAAAAGTATGATATAATAAATCCATTATAGCTTGGCTTCTATCAAAACTAAAACAAGGAATAAGCACTCTATTGCCTTTATAAGTTACTTCTCTTATTTTATTAAGTAATCCTTCTACATCTTTTTCTACATCTTTTTTTGAAAATCCTCTGTCTCCATAAGTACTTTCAAAAATTGCGATATTTGCTTTAGGAACATTTCTTCTTTCATCACAATAAGGTTTATATTGTTGATTGTAGCTAGAACCCAAATCAGATGAATAAAATATTTTTACTATTCTACCACTTGGTTTTTTTATAAATATTTCTAAAGAAGTACTACCAAAACAATGATTATTAGAAACAAATCTAAAAGATAAATTAGAATTGATTTTGTGAATAACTTCTTTGTCATATATTTTAACTTTATCTAAAATCCTAAAAACATCAGATTCATCATATAACATTTCATATTTTTTACCTTTATTGTTCATGCTCATTACATTTCTTCTTTGGATAAAAGCTGAATCAACTAGCATAGGTTTTAATAATTGCGAAGTTTCATATGTTGTAACTACATTACCATTAAATCCTCTTGTTACTCCACTAGGAATATTACCTAAATGGTCTTGGTGGGCATGGCAAACAAATATATTGCTTGCTAAATTAAATGGTATATTTTCTATCATTTTTTTATTAGCATTAAAATCTTCTACCATTCTATTTGTCTGTATACTCCCACACTCTAATAGGATCAGGTCTCTTCCTCCATTATCCAATGGATAATCAATAGCAAAGCACGAACCTGTAACATCTTCTGTTGAACCACCTAAAGAGGTTATAACTACTTTATTTTTGTATTTTTTATTATTAGCAAAGTGATGTTTAAATTTTTTCTTTTCTATTATAGATAAATTTTCTTTTCTATTATCCAATACATCTCCATTGACATATTCAATTTTATTATCACTATCAATTAAAAGACTAGGTAAATCAAAAGTATATCTATCGGTAGAACCAACTATATGTTTCCCTACCTTTTTCCAAACAATATCTTTTACTATATCTACATCTTCTACATCTATTAAAATTTTTTCCTCTATCTCCTCTTGATAAATGTCGTATAGAACAATTTCTGCATAATCATTGTGGATTCTAATTTCATTGGGTTCATTTTCCATTCTATCACTTGTTGTTATACAAAACCCAAACTCATTATATTCATTTAAATGTTTATCACATAACATTTTTTTATTTTTATGTTTCAATTCTCTTCCACAAACTTTACATACTAATTTGTTCATATAATTATCAACTCTTTCTTATTTATATTTATGCTACCTCAAAATCTGTAATATAAAAATCAACGGTATTACTTTTTTTTCTTCTTTTAGGGACAAATCCATATAAATATAATACTTCTCCTACTACAAATGGGCATTGATTATATAGCTGCTTATTCATTTTAAATATTTTTATATTTCCACTATAAAAACAAAACAATTCAATCTCGACATTATATTTAAAAATTTTTAATTCAGATATGAAACAAGCATTTTTATCCATTTGGGTATAAGGGATTGCATTAAATCCGCCTGTATATTTTATTTCATCTTTTATTAATTGGATAATATCATCTTTTGTATCTTCTAAGAATAATTCCACATCTCGTATAAACGAACGGTAGTTCATAGTTAAAATTTTAGCAGTTTTTTTAAGAGCATTTTTTTCCGCAATCTCTTTATAAGTAACATACAATTCAATATCTTTAGTTTTAGACATTGTTTTTTTATTACCTTTCTTTTTATATAATTTAAAAATTTTAAGAAGCTTGTTTATACCACCAAATTCTGAAAAATATCCTAATTTTATTAATATTTCAAGACACCTATTATCTATTTCTTTAGCATCATATAATATGTCCGTAAAAGTTTCATATTTTTTACTTTGACTTAATTCATATAAAAAATTAGCTTTTTGCTCATTTAGATATTTAATAGAACCGACACCTTTATATATTGCATTAGTTTCTTTATTAAAGAAATATTCTGCCTTAGAATATCCAAATTTAGGAGATTGTAATTTAATGCCGAATTGTTTACATTCATTTATAAGTCTAGGAGTTCTGTTTTTATCATTTTCGTATTTATTTAATGCAACCGTATAATATTCTAAAGGATAATGAGATTTTAAGTATGCTCCAAATAAACTATCATATGTATATGATAAACTATGAGCAGAATTAAAAGCATATCTAACGGCATCTTCTATTACTTGCCATGTGTTTGAAAAACCTTTTTCTTCATTTATATGAGCAATCCAGTTTTTAAGAAGAACTTGTTTAAGATTATCTATTTCCTCTTGCGTGAAATTTTTCTTAGATATCTTTTTAATAATCCCATATGTTTCATCTTCAGGAATACCTAACCAAACTAAATATTTCATTATAGATTCTTGATACATCATATAATGATAACTTTCTTTTAAAAGTTCATCTAATTCTTCAACACCTGTGCTATAAGGTTTTCTTTCTATAAAATTATTTAATAAAGAAGCAAATCCCGGACGTATACCTGCAATAAAAGCACATAGCTCTGCTACGGTTTTAGGTTTATACTTTGATACTAATTCTGTTGCCCATTCTGAATCTGCTTGATTAATAGTACAAGTTAAACCTTTTTCATATATCTCCCAAGTTTTATCATCTAACATTTCTTCTAACTCATTTATTGTAGGTACTTTAATTCCCACTAAATCACAAGTAGATTTTATTATTTCCCATACATTAACTATTAGATAGTCATTTTTAAGGTATTTATATTTATCACAATAATTTTTATCCAAAAGACAACAATATCCTTCTTTTGTTCTTATTATCCCTATTTCTTTAGCAACAGGTTTATCATATAAAAGCATACTGCATGGACTAGGAGAAACACTTTCAACAACACCTATAAAATGTTTACTTTCCTCTATAATATCTGCCCATTCTTTATCGTCTCTATAATCGTCTAGTTTTTTTGCTATCTCATTATAATCATCGTTTTCCATTCCTAAAGCCTTACACCATAATCTAAAAGCACTTGAATCCTGTAAGGGTTTATAACTTAACATCCATGCACAGTTTTCTTTTCCCAATAAATCTTCTGTTGCTTTTATAAATGGTTCTTGGTCTATTACATTTAAATCTATATCTGGTAAACTCTTAGTTTGTAAAATACGGGTTTTAGACATAAATCTTGTTGGGTAAAGAGGAACAGGTGCTTTTAATCTATCAACTTCTGTAAATCCAAACAATCTATTGATATAAAATGAAACTGCTGATCCTCTTCCTGTTTTAGTTAAATATCCACCATATTTATTTATCGCTCTTTCTACTATCTTATAATCTATAATAAAATAATCTTCCATATTAGTCTCATGTACTATATTTTTTTCAAACTCTATAGCTTCAACATATTCTTCTATTCTATTTTTATCAATTATAGCTAATTCTTTTTTCCATTCTTTATCTAATATATCCTCGAATTCTTGTTTAGGATTTTTAGATATGCTAGGAAGTTTTATTTCATAATTAATTATAGTTATTTCTTCTGCTTCATCAAAAATTAATGTGCTATCTAATGATTCTTTAATTAATTCATCTGATAATATTCCTTGAATTTTATATCTTTCAACGATTGTTTCTTCACTTGGATAATCTAATATAAATGTACTTTCGTCAGGATAATTAATACCTTTCCCCTTTAAATACATATCTCTATAATATGAATCTTGAGGATATATATAGTGAGAATCGTTTGCGTGAATCAATTTAATACCAAATTCATCCCTATATTTGATTGCTAATTTATTTATTGTTTTTTGTTTATCTTCATTATGATTTTGAACCTCTAAAAAGAAGTGGTTTTTAAAATGATTATGAAATTCTTTAATTATTTCTTTTGAATCTTCCCTAGACAATATACCTGCTATACAAGCTGTTGTTACGATTACATCTTTTGGGTTGAATATTTTAAATAAAATCTCTTTGTCTATTCTAGGTCTGTAATAAAATCCTTCACGATATGCTATTGTTACTGCTTCATTTATTTGTCTATATCCATTATCGTTAAGTGCTATAATAACTAAATGATTGTTATATCTTTCTTTTTCAGATATATCATCAACATAATAAAATTCACAACCAACAATCATTTTTAATTTTTTATCATCATCTAATTCTTTATTTTTTCTATCTATTAAATCTTTTAACTCAAATATATCTCCATGAAAACCATGTTCTGTTGAAAATACTGTTGTATGTCCTAATTCGATAGCTCTATTTATGTAATCTTGCGCTTTAGTAGTGCTATCTTGAACCCCTATATTGCCTTTATGACTATGTTTGTGATAATTGTGATACATTTTAAATCACTCCTATTTTAATTTTTTATTTAATGTCTTTACCTCTTCTCCTAAAGACATTAAAAATTGTATGGTCTTTATATAATCATCTGCCTCTTTAAAGTTATCAATTCTTCTTTCATCTTGAATCTGTTTGTTGTGTTGAGCAGTCATTAATAAATCCATTCCATATGGATTATTTAAACTCCATTTATTAAGATTATCTAAGTTATCATCAATTAATACATTCCCTTGCACAACGTATTTATTTTTACAAGGTATAAAGTGAGATAAATCAAATTTCGGAATATGAATTTCTAGCCATTTAAGTTTTTCTCCATATGATTCGGCACAATTACAACAATCTGATACTATAAATACATCATATCCTTCATCAATCCATTTATTAATATATTCTATGCTATCTAATTTAGGAGTAATTGTAGTTAAAATATCTGATTTTTTATGTACTGAAAATAATCCATACTCAAAACTACTAGGTATCTCCCAAGAGGTAATTTCCTCTATTGAATGGCTTGTTCCATATATTCTATTATATTCCTTAATAACATCTTCGAGGTAACAAGTTATAACATCATCCATATCTATTAAAATTCTAAAATTTTTATTATCCATTTATTTATCCTCCTCTTTATTGTTGATATAAGGACATTCTTCCCAAATAACATATCTCACAGCAGTCACTTCTCTTGGAACATCCTTTCTAAGTCTCCCACAATATCCTATATTACTATATGCTATATAAGGTCTCCAAGATGGACACTCAAGACATTGAGTTACTTCAAAATTTCCTACTTTTATTCTCATAATTATTCTCCTCTCTTATTTATACTATTATTATACCATTTTTTAACAATGTTGTCAAGTATCTATTCTATTTTTTCCCATTCTTTTATGATAATCTTTCTCCCAAATTTATATCTAAATTCAGCTAAAACATCTAAGGTGATATAATCATCATCGTACTTATCTTCTACTAATTCTTTATAAGAAGCTTTACTACAAAAATATTTAGTTATTTTCATATCTTTGTTTTCAAACTCATAAGTACTTGTACCTATTTTCTTAATATCTCCAATTCTAAATTCTGCATTTTTAATTAAATATAGAGGAGGTTTAATATCATGACACCATAAATTTTCATAAGAGACTATTTTTTTAACATCATCTTTAGGAACAAATTCATCATAGACTTTTTCTACATTAATACTTTTTTCTTTTATAGTTATATTTTTATTTACATATTCTAAAAATTCTTTTATCTTATCTTCTTTGATACTAAAACCAAAAGCATTGTCATGACCATTACAATACTCAAATAATCCCGTACTTTCACATATATGTTTAAAATCCATTTCTCCATACCCTCTAGCGCTACCTCTTACAAATCCACTCTCATCAATGCTACCAAGCAGTATTGGTCTTTCATAAAAGTCTAGCAACTGATTACAAGTTAACCCTCTCAAAGATTTATCTATTTTCTTTTCTTTGTCTATATATATTATAACTGTATTTCCTTGTGAACCTTCTTTTTCAATTTCCTCTTTAACCATTTCTGCAATTTTAACTTTTTCTTCTTTTTGTTTCTTTTGAAGATTTGCGCCCATTAATCTAGCTTTAACAGGATAAGTTACAGCTTTACCTCTGTGCGGAATTAATTCATCTACTCCTATAAGAGCATTAAATAAATTTTCTTTATCTTCTTTTTTACCTAGTCTAATAGTAGCATTTATTACTGGTGCTATTCCGAATCCAAAATCCTCAATTGTAAATTTATCTTTTTTACTTTTTTTCATACTTTTTGCCATTTCTATTAAAAATGGATTTGTAATATTAGTCATTTTAGAGCCAACATTTAAATAATATCTATTTTCATAAGAATATTTCATATCACACATATCAGAGATTAATGAAGCAGCAACCAGATCTAAATATTTATTTCCTATTGTTCCTTCACAACATTCTACTAATTCTTTACAAAATTTATAACTAACTCCACAACCGCTTAGATAAATATTTTCAACACTTCCATCTTGGTTATTAATAAGCGCTACATTTTCTTCTATGCCCCTTAATTTATCTCCTATTTCTATTATATGATGGTCTAATATTAAAACTTGAATACCTTTATCAGTAACTTTTTCTAATGGTTCAAATTCAACACTTCCACCATCAGGTATAATTAATAATTTAATATTATTGTTAACTAGGGTATCTAAATTTCTAAGTTGAAATCCGTGTTCTCTTCCTTCATTAAGAATAAAAGTTACATTTTCATATTCAAAATCATCGTATATAACTTGATATACTAATGCTCCTGATAGATATCCGTCTGCATCACTATCCACTTGTATTGCTATATTATCTTCGTTAGCCATAGCATTTAATAAAAAATCTATACCTTTATTTAGATTTTTATAATGTTCAACATTTTCTTCAAATTCATCATTTGCCAAAAGTAGGCTAAGAGCTTCTTTTTTAGTTAAGTCTCTTATTTCTAACATATTTTTTTCCACATCTTCTGAAAGACTATTTAAAAATACTTTATTTCTTATGTTTATCATTCAACCACTCCTTAATGTGAAGGGTATTCTTCGTCATACCCACAAAATACACCTGTATTAAGATAATCGTATACAGTTTCTTTATTAGTTTCTTTTATATTACCTTCTTCACCAAATAATATATATGTTCCTTTTGTTATGTTAACTATACTTTTCATATCTTTATAATAAATTTTATAAACTTTGGTATCATTTTTTACACATATATATTTTTCCGTATAACCACAAGCGATACATTCTACAACTTGGTCTTTCCATAAAGTAAAACTCTCGTTAAAAAATTCTGTTTTTGCCTGTGTGTTATTTTTAATTATTATTCTAAACTTATCTCCATTTTTCCAATTCATATTATACCTCCTATTTAGGCGAAACATTGTAATTATCTAACAACCATTGAAATTCACAATTTTCTCGTGATTTTTTATATCTACAATAACTGCAACAACTGTGATACTCTTCACACATATTATTGTATAAGCTTCGCAATTTTCCCGCTGTTATTTCATCTTTAGGTTCTTCTGCTAATTTAGCATATTCCCATGCCGTTGTGTTTTTAGTAACCCATGAATCAGCACCACAGTCATAACAATATATAAGCCCTTCTTTATAATGCGCAAAATGCCTTTTATACCAACCTCCGTAATCATAGTTTCTTACTAAAACCTTTGTATCTTTTGGTATTTTCCTCCAATCTACTTCCGTTCTTTCCCATAATAAATTATTCTCTGAATCATATATTTTCATTATATCATATTCATTATTCAATCCATAAAACATATCATCTTTAATATATTCTTTGAAATTGTTTAAACTATATACAAATTTAAGTTCTTTACAACGTTCTTTTATGTAAATATCATCTTCTATTATATACCTTGTTTCGCCATTTCTTAATACAAATTTCATTCCATTTTTTAAATCGTTTTTATTCATATTATCACCTTATCTATTCGTATCGTAAGCACACCATCTTTGTCATAAAACCTGTCAGATACTATAAAAAAAATATTTTTTTCATTTTTGAGAATTGTTCCTTTTTTTAAAAATTTATACCTCATATCGCCACCTCAAAATTCTTGAAATTTATTCTGTTATTAAATAACTCTAAATATATTTCTTTACCCTTATCTGTAGGAGAATCTTTATATTCTAATAACCCATTTTCTAAAGAATCCCATATAATTGATACCTTTATATTTTCAGGAATTCTATAAGCTAATTTGATTATTTTACACTTCCATAATAATTCTTCTTCTTTATTTTGATATTGTTTATCAAAAGCAAATACTATTTCTTCTACTCCTAGTAATAATAATATTTTTATTTGTTCATAGCTTAAATTAGAACCACAAACTGCAACAGAATTATTTTCTTTAAGATAACTATTAAGTTGCATTGTTCCTTTTTCTCCTTCAAAAAGTACTGCTATTTTTGTTTTCTGTATCGCCTCTTTATTTTGCCAATACCCATATAAATTATATTTTAAGCTGTGAGCATACATTTGACCTTTAAAGTAAAATGGTACATATTTTCCAAATTCATCTGCTATCTCTTTATTTAAATTTCTAATTCTTACTCCTATAATATTTCCACTATCCCATGAAAAGTGAGGAATAATAATTTTTTCTCCTATTTCATCATATCTTATATCGTATTTTTTTAAAGTTCTAAATATTATCCCCTCTTCTTCCCACATAGGTAACCTTTTAAGAGGGAATCTTCTATAAGCAAAAGGTTTTTTTTGTGAAGGTAAAGAAGGTACTTCAACTTCATTTATATTAATCTCTCTTTTTTGGGTTTTATTTCTTGACCTTCTTCCTACTCCTTTTCTGTGATATTTACCACTAATCCCAAAATAAGAATTTATTATACTCATCGCTTCTTTAAACTCACATTCTTTTATTCTCATAGTTAGATCAGCAAGACTACCGATATTGCCACAATGAGAAAAACAAAAGAAATTATGAGTATCTTCGTTGTAATATAATTTAGGAGAAGTACTACCATGACAAAATGACTCAAATATAGCATTGTTATTATATCCTTCTCTATTTACACAATGTCCTTGAAGAATTTCTTCTACAAAATTTATTACTTGTTCTTTATTTAAATCCTGCAAGACACTCATATGATTTCCCCTTTCTTATTTTCTATAAACTCTGCATTGTTTCCAAAATAATGTGTTTTCCATATGTTCATCTAGTGTGACATAAATATCTTCACTATGTTCAAAAGGAATACGTTTTACAAATTTTCTAATTTTCCATTCTTCCCCGTCTCCATCTCTTACTTTTACTAGGTCACCCAATTTTACATTTCTTAAATCAACATCTTCTGCTTTCCACAATATTTTACCTTTCATATCATGAATCTCCATTATATCATAATTTTCATTATCACTTTTATATGTTAAATCTTCCTCGTAAAAATCTAAGAAAAAATCTAAACTAGCATGAAACACGATTATATCTCCATAGTCAGTATCTCTTTTGAATTTTCCCACATACCCATCTATTACATAAAAAACTTTATTGTTATCTCTTAATATTAATTTCATTCCGTTTTCGATATTATATTTATTCATATTTCCTCCTAATAAAACATTCCCGTATATACATTATCCACATAACATACATCTCTTATTTTCCCTATTCTCCCTACCATTTCCATTAAAATAATTTTTGAATTATCATCAGATTCCCTAGACTTATCTATAAAACATAAAAGATATTTTTTTCTTTTATCGAGAGTATATTCTTTCTCTACATCGTCTCCTTTTAATTTCCTTCTAGGAGTATCCTGATCATCTACAATAGTTAAGTATTTTTTTACTAATTTCCCTTCCTTATTAGTTCTCCATACATAAGGTTTTAAAAAAGCTTTATCGTCAGGGTCTAATTCTCTTTCTTGTACTTTTCTCACTAGAACAATACTATTTGCAACTTCTTTAATTTGTTTACTGTTACTTATCATACTAGAATTTAAATAACTAACTTTACCCTCTAAAGAAGTCATTAATTGAACAGGTAGAATAACCTTCATTCCTACTTCTTTTTCGAAAATATCTAATTTTCTACTACTATCTACCATATCTGCTACGGAATTATCTAAAGCCGATTGACTCTTAAATGTTTCTAAACATAAAACACTATATCCTTCTGCTAAATGTAATCTTTTTGCTTCTCTTAATATTTTATCAATATTAAATTCTGCTACGGAAAAGAACGTTATTTTACCTGTAAAATTTTCTTTAACAAATTCATTAGCTAAATAAAAAGCTTTTTTTTCTTCATCTGTAAAATTAAAATGTTTAACCTTTGTTCTGTCTAAAGTATAGCATTTAAATACAGATTGAGCGATATAAGATATAAGTATTCTTTTAAAATAAGAACTTCTTTGTTCATTACTTACTAATATTACTTTTTCGTCACTTGTTGTTACTAATCCTAGTATAATATTTATTAATATAGTAGATTTACCTGTACCACTAAATCCTCCGAGATAATGAACCCCGTTACCACAAGTATAACCATCTAAACTACGGTTTAAAAGAGGTAAGTTTCTATCAAATCTTTTTTCACCGTTTTCATCTTCCCATAATAACGTGTAGTCAAAATAACTTGTTTCTTCTGATTCTCCATTTTCCATTTTATTTATTTCATCATCTGTATAATATAATGATTCTGCAACCATATCACTTTTTAAAGAAGCTATATTAATAGAACTTAATTGCATATCAAAGAAATCTAATACTTGAGAAGAATTCATCCCTGTAATAACATTTGCAGGAATAATCTTTTTTCCTCCTACAACTACTTCTTTATTAATATCTATTGCTAATTTGTCTGATAATTCTTCTACCAATTTAAATTTTACAAGTTCATCGAGATATGAGTCAAAATCAGATACATTTGCCATATTTTTAATTTTATCAAATTCTTTTACCCCACCAAAGTCATTAAAATTTTCTGTCATTTCTTCTGATATTTGCAAATAATTTAATACCGTAAATCCATTTATTTCTTTATATCTTGGTGCTAATTCTGTTATTAATTTAAAATAAAATTTATTTTTAGGAGTACTAAAATCAGATTCTAATAAAGGGGTTTCTAAACTTAAATCTTGTAACAAACAAGATAACAACATTCTTTCTGCTTGTTCTTTCTTTTCATTCATGACTTCATTTTCTATATCCAATGTTCTCGCCATTTAATCACTCCTTATAAAATATCTAACAATCCTCTTTTGGCTTTTCTTTTTTTAATTGCAGGTCTTTTTATATCTGTTTCTACTTCAACATTAGCATCAACTTCTTCATATTCTGTTGTATCTTGAATTGGTTTACTTGTTCCGTCAAAATAATCTTTAATTTCTGAACGTATAATTGCAAATATATATAAAATTTTTTGATACTCATTCATATCTCCATTAATCAATTTCTTATCTAAAGAAGTCTTTATATAATCACCTTTATCTAAAAGAAATTTGTTTACTTGATTTCTTGTATAACCTGCATTATATATTTTTGTAAATTCCTTATTTTTAGTATTATTAATACAAGTATATCCTATTATAAAATCAAATGCTTTTTGGTTTTCTCTAAGTAATTCTATCTCTTTTTCATGTGTTCTATATTCTTCTTCTGAACAATAATACTGGTTTTTCTTTTTTCCATTTTTGTCTATTTTAGGAAAATTAAAAGCTATATCTGTTGTTAATTGTTTTCCACATATTTTACATTTACACTTTCTAGCCATAATATCACCTCTAATCTATTTCTCTGTAAACTATATTTTTTAAAGGGATTATCTTATCATTATTAAAATTACAAAAATCACAATCTATCTCTTTTTCCATACAAAAGCATTGAATATCACGACAGCTAATCCCATTTTGTTCTTTAGCACTCTTAAACGTTAAATCTGTTATAGACCAAAATTCTTTAAATAACTTTACTTCTAATAATCTTTCATTACTTTTTATAATATTAATATCTCTGTCATTAACCTTACCATAATTCATTGGGCAATAAATACAATCTACTTCATATTTTTCACATAAAATATCATCACAATCTATAAATCCCCTTTCATATCTATATTTTTTAGGTGCTATAGGTATCAATTTCCCATCTATTTTAATTTTTTCACACATATTAATCTCCTTTTCTGTATTTATATTTTAATAATATTATTAAGTATTAATTTAAAAGTATTGTATCAATTATATCAATAAGTGATACAATCATTAACGTTGTGGCAATATCAACGTAATTCCACTTCATATATAAAATAGCTATAATCATTAATATTAAATCTTTTCTAATTTCTTTAAGCATATTCACTCCTTATTAAAAAGGGTAGATATTTCTACCTACCCAACTAATTATTATAAGCTTCTTCTTGATGATTTTGGTTTAGTTACAGGTTTAGTTTCTTCTTCTTCAACTATTAAATCACTAGCATCAGTATCATCTTCGCTAAATGATAAACCTAATAAAGAAGTTATTTGATATCTTTTTAAATAAGTCATTAATGAACCATAACCTTGTGCCTCTAATTTAGGTGGTATTAAAGATATTGAATTACTTTCTAAAAACTGTCCTGTTTCAACATGAATTAATCTAGTTTTAATACATATAGAATGTTTTTCCATTCCATTTATAGGTAGCTGCACTAATACTAATCCCTGTTCGTTCAATATAGGTCTAATTACATTGAGTATTTGAGACAAACTAGCATAACTTGATTCGTGAAATGGATTTTCTGCGTCTTTTTCAACTGTTGTAAAATGTTTATGAAATCCCGCCAAAGCTTTATATAATTCTGTAGTATCATCGCTAGAATAAAATTGAACATCTGTATTACCTGTTTGTTTATTAACATTAAATTTACATTTACACTCCATATTTTCAACCTCCTTATTAGGTGAAGAAATACCCTCACCTAATATAATATCCTTATTAACTGTATTTTCCATAATCATTTATCTCCTTTCAAATTAAAATGGTGCTTCATCTTCATTTACTTCTACTTCTTCTCCTGTTTCTTCTTCACCTTTTTCTTTATTTATTTCTTCTGCTTTTTCTTTTAATTTTTCAATTCTTTCTTCTATTGCTTGATGCATTAATTCTATATAGTGTGAAGTAAAAGGGAAATCCTCTTGATCAGGAGTAGTATAACAAAATTCTTCTTCTTCTCCTTCTTCTAAGTCATCATAAATGCATTTTTCGTATTCATTATCATCATTTAAACTCATTATAGGAGCAGAACAATTTGTTAATTCAAAATAAGTTTCTATTTGAACTCTATTCTTTACAGATTTACCTATACCTCTTGTTCTTTTAGCTTTAGCAATAGATTTAACAAAGTCAAATTCCATATAAAGTATATCTCCTATATTAAGTTCTTTCTTAACATATTCTGCATATTCTTCATTATGAGTTCTTATTTTCATTATAAAACCGTTTACTTTTTCTTCCTTAGTCTCTTCATCAGTATAAGCATAATTATTTACCAATACACTTAACTCTAATGCTTCTCCATCAATATCTTTAATATCTTCATATCCTTCAAGCACACAATATACAATACCTTTAGCCCCTTTAGTAATAGGGAATTTACTATCTTCTTGTGTAGTACAGAACACTCCTCCAACTCTAGTACCCCTATCTACCATTTCTCCTTCTTTAGTAACATATTTGTTTTCATCAAATCTTACTAAACAATTAACTATTTCTCCTTCTCCGTCATCTTCTCTTGTCGGACACTCACTATAAAGTTTCTTCATTTTTGTATATGTTTTATTTGAATTACCATTATTAGAATACTTTCTAATGAAGAAATCAACATCTGTTGTTTTACCTTCTTCTGTTTCTATTTCTATAACAAATTTAAGAGTTTCATCTTTTTTACCCTTGTTAGATATTGCTCCATTTTTAAACGATATTACTTCACCATTCACATATCCTTCACAATATCTTACTCTTTTTTCTTTTTCTGCCATATTAATTCTCCTTTCATATTTTTATTATAATAATGTTGTTAACTATTAATTATTTATAATATTCATTTATTTTATCGTCTAATATTTTTTTAATCATTCTTAGTTTACAAAGATTATATCCTCTATCAACATTAAAAGTGTCATCAGGATGGACTTTTGAGGATACCTTACCATATTTTTGAGACTCCATTACTGTCAAATCTCCATTATGTCTCCACTTAACAGGGACTTTTTCGCCAAATATTTCGATTTTTCCCCATTTCCAACTTGTCCAATCCAGTTTAAATAAAATATCTATCATATTTTTATCTATTAATATATTTTCTTCATGACTTTTCTTTCTTAAAGATAATACATAACCTTCACAGCCACCCACATAAAGCTTCTTCGTATTAGATACTATATAAGTTTCTCCTGTTACTTTATTTACTATTTTATCTCCACATTTAAATCTCATATTAATTCTCCCTTCATCTTTTCTATATTTATATTATACCTTATCTTAAAAGTGTTGTCAACCCTATTTAAACAAATTTTCAAAAATATTTTTTAATACTGGAACTGCAATACTATTACCTATTTGTTTATATAATTGAGTATCAGAAGTAGGCACATTTTTAGCCTTATAAAAATCACTATCTTCAAACCCCATTAATCTCCAACATTCTAAAGGAGTTAATCTTCTGATTTTAAAATTAGTAACAAGTTCCCCATCTACTATTAATGGCTGTCTCCAACCACCTTGCATAGTATCTAAAGTAGGAGATATAGATTCCTTATCATAAATACTGCCTGCTTGGTGTCTTTTACCATCTTCATCAAATACTCCTCCTAATCTAACTGGGAGAATTTCTATAATTTGTTTAGGCTGTTTATAATCCCTAGCAGAAAGAGTTGAAATACATTTATTAGGATTATATACCCAAGCAGAAGTACTTTTACTATATTTAATATTTCCTTCTTCATCACATGGATGTGGAGCAGTTGTTCCTAAAACTTCTAAATATTCATTATTTAATCTATCTTGAGGAAATTTAAAAAATCTATCTTGCATTTCTTGAGATAGATAATATTTATCTTCAACTGAATTTTCTAATATATCTTTAAGTTTTAATTCTAACGGGAATCCTTGAGGGAATTCAAAGGTATGCTGATCTTCTAATATGCTAATAACATAAATACGTTCTCTATTTTGAGGCAATCCAAAATCTTTTGCATTTAATATTTTATAATAAGAAGTATATCCAACTTCTTTTAAGTTTTCCATATATTGATTAAAATTATGTATATGTTTTTTACTTACCACATTTTTAACATTTTCCCAAATAACATATTTAGGCTTACAATATTTAATTATTTTAACACTATACCACATAAGGCTACTTCTAGTCCCACTTCCCTTATCTCCTCCTTTACCTTTACCTGAAACAGAGTAATCCTGACAAGGCGAACCATGTGTTATAATATCTATATCTTTAGGTAGCGATTCCATGTCTATTGAACTTACATCGCCTAAATTTAAATTTTCATCTACTTCATGTATTGCGCAATAACTTTTTATTGCAAATTTATCTATCTCACTAAATCCAACTAAATCATAATCTATATTAGCATTTTTTAAGGCTTTTTCAAATGCCCCTATACCACTAAAAAGACTAAGTAATTTCATTATATCCTCTCCTTATTTTAATATTGTTGTCAACTAAAATAAAAAAAATAAAATATATCCCCTCCCACCAATCCCTATGTTTTATTTTAAATTTTTTTTAAAATCATCTAATAATTCTTCTAAAAAATCATCCATTTCTTTATCTGTAATTTTAACTATACCAAAAGGTGTTGGGAAACATCTTACTGTTTCTTTTTTTATTTCATCTTGTGAATCTATAAGTCTAACTGTATTTTCTGTATGATTACATATTACATCTTTACCGTCCGTCATTAATATTACTTTACTTGAAGGGTTGAATAAAATAAATCTTGCTTTAACCCATTCTCCATCTTTAAAATATTCAACATCTGTTCCTAATTCAACTTTACTCCAATCAGTTCTATTATCTTCTTCTTCTCTATCCCATATTAATTTTCCAATTTCATCATATACTTTCATTATATCTAATTTAGAATTTTTTTTATGAGTAAGATTAGTATTATACTCATTCTCAAAAGCTATAAAATAAATATCTCTACCATAATCTGAAGGTTCTCTTATAGCCATTACATCTCCTTTAAATATAAAATATTTTTCTTTTTCTCTTCCTTCTCTTAATGTCACTCTAAACATTCTACCGTCTTTAAAATTGAACATCATATTATCACCTTTCCCTTTCTTTATTATATTTATATTATAACATTTTTTACTAATGTTGTCAACCACTTTTGTGAATTTCTTTCCATTTTTTAGCACTCTTCTTCTTCAAAAGAATCAAAATATAATTGCCCATCTATTATACCTGCCCAAGCATAACAACTAACTCTAAATCCTGTAGAATCAAAACCTCCTACATAATGAACATCTAAATTAACTTTAAATTTTTCATTAACATAATCTATAATATCATATATTGTTTCAATTTCATTCTCTATTTTATAAATATACGCATCTTCCCTATTTAAAAAATGCTCTATATCATCTTTTATTTGTTTTAATTTATTAGATACTTTATCTAAAGTAACCCATTTTTTAGTTAATACAGGTATCTGACATACTTCATTACATCCTATTTTATCTTCGGAATATTCAAAAGGTGCTTCACATTGACTTTCAGAAAGCCCTTCGCTATATTCTGCAGCATAATATTTATCTCCGTCTTTAAATATCATTTCTTTATAACTACTCCATCTACTTTGACCTATCTCAAATATATCTTCATAGTCTCCGTTCCATAATATATTTAATAAATATTGTTTATCAAAAATTTTCATATTATCACCTTTCCCTTTCTTAAAATCTTCTATGTTCTAATCCACCTTCTAATTTTAGCAATTCTTGTAGTTTATTTATTATTTGAGTATCGTTTACTTTAAAAAAAACTTTTTCATCTCCGATAGGAAAACTAACAGTAGGACATTTATCCGTTTTAGCATATTTACCTAAAACTTCTTTAGATTTATTTTCTTTAGATTTAAGTCTCACAGTCTTGCTAGTGTGATTATAAACCATATCCTCTTTAGCAACCATTAATATGATATCACTTTTTTTATAGTAAAATACGAATTTCGCACTATGCCATTTATTATCTTTAAAATATTCAACATCTGTTCCTAATTCAACTTTACTCCAATCAGTTTTATTTTTTCTATCAAATAATAAATTATCATATTCATCATATATTTTCATTATATCTAATAAAGGACTTTCTTTATGATTAAATTCTTCTGTATAGCTATTTATATCTGCTACAATTCGACTATCATAAGGACCGCTATAAGAAGTT